ATGAGGGGGGTATTAGGGGCGGCACGGATTTTGCTTGCCCCGGTCGCAGTGTTCTTCACTGTGGTGCTCGTCCAGTTGATTGTGGCGGGCGAGTTCGGGGCTGCGGTGTTCGGGCTCGCCACCCTCATGCTCGTCACGGTCGTGTATTGGTGGCCGCTCGCCACGCTCATGCAGCGCCGTGAGGCTGTCCGCCGGGAGCATGCTGTGATTGCTGCTCGGGCTGATGCGCAACACGCCGCGTACCTACACGGAGACCCCTATGGCACGTTCGGCAACCATCCACCCACCATCCTCTAGGACTGTTCTGATGCGACTCGCACACACCATCCCTGTCGTTGCTGCTGCCCTCATGTTGGGGGCGTGCAGCACCACTGACACGACCGCAGACACACCCCCACCACCCGCTGCTGTGGAGCGTTCTGCTGCTGCGCCGGCATCCACCCTGGTGAAGGTGACAGCCACCCCCACACCCACCACAACGAAAGCGGTGACGCCTGCCGCGAGCCCCGTGACCAACAATCGTGGCGCCATCATCAAAAACGTAGGCGAACCATTCGGGGTCTTGCGTGCCGACGACACGAAACTCATTCAAATGACCGTCGACCGTATTCAACGCATCACCGCCACCGAATGCCCCAACGCGAGCAACCCCTATATCACCATCAACGACCCCGGTGAAGGCTTCGCCATCCTCGACTTGACAGTGCAAACATTCACCAACCCACCCACCTTCCCTGAACCACTGTCCCTGTGGGATTGGTACACCGTCGACAACACCGGGCGAGTGAAGACAGAAGTTGGCACCGATAATTCCGCCATGTCCTGCGCCATGTCCGACAGTCAAGACATGTCCAACCTGATGCCTAACTCCACCTACAGTAAACGCATCATCGTTCCCGTAGCCACGGGTACTGAATATGTGGGGTACGAGTGGACCGATGGTGTCGACTCCGCGCAATGGGAATGGGCACTACCCTAACCGTAGACAACACAAAATCGGCCCCACCTCCTTTGCGGAGGTGGGGCCGATTTGCGTACTTGGTTCCTCCTGCGCGCGCAGATAGTGAGCCGTTACGAGCGGGGGTAACGGCCGGTCAGATTCCGCGATATAGCCGGCATGATCTCGCCGCTGCGGTACCTGTGGACCAGGTACAAGCTGTCCAAGGGCCGATGCGCGTACTGCGACGCGATCCTCCGGGACGACGAGCGCAGCGGGTTCTGCGACGACGACTGCGCGCAGGAGTACCTGCACGCCACCGCCTACTGACCGGTCACACCCTCAGCAGCACGTTCGACACGGCCTGAGCGATGTCGGATGACCCGACGTCGTTCGGGTGCAACGCGTCGCCGAAGAACCCGAGACCGCTCGCGGCGGTGTAGTCCGTCCACCGCTGTGCGACGTCGATCAGCGGCACGTCCTTCTCGTCGGCCAGCTCGTACAGCGCGCCGTAGTAGTCCGTCAGCGGAGGTGTGAGCACACCGTCCGCCGGGATCGGGGCTGCGTAGTTGGGTTGCGGGCAGGTCGCAAGGATCACGTCACCCTTCGCGGCGTACGTGCTCGTGCTGCGCTGCCGGTCGATCGCGGTCGCTACCCGCGCCTTGAACGTCGCTACCGGGACGTGCCCCTGGTAGTCGTTCATCCCGACGAGCAGCACGGCGAGGTCAGAGCGGAAAGTATCGAATGCGATCGACATACCGGAGAAGTGGTTGGTGGCGTCGTCGGCGACCAGCTCGCTCGTCTGCCGACTGGACTGCGCGAGGTTCGACACCCGGACACCCTTGCCAGCGATCCGGCCTTCGACCCCGAAGATGGTCAACGTCCCCGACGACGAGGGAGCCATGAGCCGGATCGTGTGCTGCCCCAGCGCCCCCGCTGGAATCTGCGAAACAACCAGCCCCATCGATGTGCCCTCGCCCCAGTACCCCGGCTTCGGCAGGAACGTCGCGGTGGTCGAGTTTCCGCCCGAACCGATCGTGTTGATGGTTCCGCCGTCGACCTGCACTCGCGGCGACCCGCCGCTGGACACCAGCGAATAGACCCAGAACTCGTCACAAGTGGCGGTGAACTCGATGTGATTGACTGCGCCGTCGGTGCCGGTGACCCGCTTCGCGCCCTTGCTGTAGACCCCGTACGCAACGTTCGTGACCGCACCAGCGAAGGTGAACCGATTGTCGTGCGGTGGGCTGCCGGGATCGTTCGGCATGGAATCCCACGGGACGACCACACCGGTGCCCCCGTCGCCGAGCCGGGCCTGCAACAGGGTGCGCAAGCGCCCAGGCCATGAGTACGTGTACTTCGGGTTGCTCGTCGCGGTGTTCGCGCCGTGGGTGATGGAGTCCAGGAACGTGGACACGTGCGCCTGACCCAGGCCGGCGGCGGCGCGGGCCTTCGCAGCGCGCCACTTCTGAGTGTTGTCGGGGCGGAGGTTGTAGACACTCAGCGGCGGATCGAACGGCCGGTCGTCGCTAGCCCACGACGGCCGGACGGCCCGCTCATAAGTGGCATCTGCTACCGCTTTGGACAGTCCGGGAGGATCAAGAAGTCCCATGCTAGTTCACCTCGATAGGGGGAATGTTGGTGGCATATCCACCAGCGTTACGTGTGATCGCGGGCTGAATGAACGTGTACTTCGGCGGGGCGCCATAAGTGATTTCGTAGGCGTCCACCGTCTTGTGTGTCGCGTTGATGCTGGTGGCGGTGAAGGTGCCGGCAACACCGTTCGGCCACACCACGTCTGCCGTGGTGACCACACCATCCGCATTTCGGGTCACAGCGCCCGCGAGGATCACATCAGGAACACGCGCAAGTTCGGCGTAGCGTGACACCATTTCGTTTTCGGTGTCGAACGCAGCAGACCTGTCATACACCGGATTACCCATCATTTACCCCTCTACCGCTTAAACCTCAGGAACGTGGATCGCAGCACCAAAAGCGCCGTAACTGCACATATTTGCGGATCTACATCGAAATTGTTGTGCGCAGCAACGCAGGCGAGATGGCGCGATCCGTGAACCCGGAGTGCATCACTTCCACGGTCAACGCGTCACCGGCCGTGACGTGGTTGATTAGGTGATGCGGATGTAGCCTCCGGCCGACACGCTGCCGTTGGCGTACGTGTCGAGTTTCGCCTCGACGGTGAACACGTCGGTGTCGACCACCGCCCCGGACCACGACGCGGTCATGGTGCCGTTGGCCGTCGACACCGGGGTGCCGGTGGCTACGACGGTGCCGTTTTTCAGAATCCGCGCGGTGTGCGCGTTGGTGAACGACCCGGTGTACGGCAGCGACACCGAGACCGTGGCGGCTCCCTTGGCGCCCTGCACGTCGAGGCCGTTCGAGACGACCGTCGAACCAGGGTAGTTGGTCGTGTCCGCCGACCAACCGGTGACAAGCATCCATGCGCCGGCCGAGGTGAATGTCTGCGTGCCAGACTTTGTCATTCCTGACGGCGCGAAAGACGTAGACTGCCACACGAGCGTGTCGCCAACACTCACATTCTGGATCTCCGCAGACCCCGCAGAGACCTTCGCGACAGAGATTGATCCAAAACTAATGCCCGCCACAGGTCACGCAGTCCTGAAATAGATGGTCGCCGGATCTTTCGTGCCGATGGCGGTGTACTGCGCCTCGGTACCGACCCACACCGTCAACGTCGTCGGAGTACCATTGCTGGAGCCCTGCACATAGCCGGTAGCGAGCTTCGACAATGCGATAGCCGCGTTGGATGCGACCTTCGCGTTGGTTACGGACAAATCAGTGGGGGTTCGTTGATCGGACAGTCTGGAATCGTTTCCAGCTGCGGCGGTGGTGCCCGTGGTGCCAATGGCGAGATTGGACGTGCCGGCGCCGATCGCTGCGCGGGCCGCAGCCGCATCGGTGGCCTTAGCTACATTCGAGCCGACCGTGGTCATGTCGGTGATGTCTGCCGTGGACAGGGTTACCGCCCCAGTGCGCCCCGCCACGGATGAGACAGGGGATGCGGGGTAGGTGCGTTCCCTCCAGTTCGCAAACGTAGAGGACGGTTCGGCTATCAACTGCCAGTCGGTGCCGAGATCGGTGCGGGTGCACCAGTCGCCGCGCTGCCCGGACAGGGCGAGCATCTCCACCTGCGAGGCGACCGCCCCAAGGAACTCTGTGACCGCCACCGCCGGGATCTGCGCCTGCGGGATCGTGCCGCCAACAAGGTCCGCTTTGCCTGCCAGCGTGGTTGACAGCCCCGTCACATCAGACTGGGCGTGAGTGTGCGAAGCGTTAGCCTTCCCCGCAAGGCCAGGTACTGTGGGTGCGGAAGCGGTCCCCGCAAGGTCTCCGGCGAGCTGTACAACACCCTTTGTCGAGGTGGTTGCATCCGACACTGTCCCAGACCCGGAACCAGTGACGGTAACATTTCCATCCGAATCAGGGGCAATGTCGTTGACTGTCCGCACATACGTGCCATTCAAGGCCGCATCGGAGAGCCGACCTTCCAGGGTGTTGTGCGCCGACTCCAAGCCTTCCTCAATGTGATTCAACGACTCGGCGCTGATCGGAGTCGAAACGTCCGGATCATTCTTCCACAACGAGTAAAACCTAGTGTAAGCCATCAAACACCCCTGCCGTTACACGGCGTACGCCGACCAATTATCAAGTTTTGGACCATAATTCGTTTCAAACGTCGACCGCACCGACAACACATACATTCCGCCGTGGCGATACGTCGAACCAGACGGCATCACATTCGCCGAATCAGTCCACGAAGTCACCGTCGTCACCTTCCCAGAGCGGCGGCGCTTCACCGTGTAAACGTTGCCCACAGCCTCCACGATCATCGTGTCGTTGCCCTGGAACGCATCCGTCGCGAACGCAACACGGCGGGTGAAAGTTCCATTAATGCACGTGTAAATACCTGCGGTATCACTATTGCCAGCGGCAAACGCGGCCACAAAGTTCATCATCGACGCATCCGACCGAGTCACGACACCCGAGAAATACCCGGCAGCCGGTACTGACAGAATGGTTGCCTCGGTAGCGAAGTTATCGACGCCGATTGCCGGGTTGAACACCAACACCGTCTGATTCGTGTTATCGGCGCCAGACGCCGTTGACGGCACACCTGCCTGGATCGCGTTACCGGCGATCACAGCGTTCGTGGTGCCCGAGACGCGGCGCTGCAACCAGTTCGATCCGGGAGAACCATCGGCACGGTTGAAATTGTCGGACATGCCAGCGATCTTTTGCACTACCCACGCATCAGTTGGCATCAGCATCTCGGCCTTCGAAATCACCGAGGCGATAGCCGATGCGTCGAGCTGCATGTCGATCGGGACGGTCAACTGGACAGCACCACCCACCGCATCGATCGACACCGAAATATCCGGCGACAACTCGGCGATGGCGTTCACGATCATCGTGGGAGACAACGAAGTCGTCAACGACAACTCCACATCAACATCCTGGAACAGGCGCGGCATCCAAATCATGCGCGGCGGAATCGCCCCAGCACGCACAATCGTCACCGGCACCCGAGGGCGCTCCGCAACCGTCGTCGGCACCACACCAGGCGGAGGCAGCAGAATAGTCCACGACGGAAACAGGTTCAGCCCTGGAAATGTGTCCAGGCCAGGAAAGGACATTAGACGCCCTGCGGCACCGAGAACATCGGCGTGATACGCAACTTACCCTGACCGGGGAACGTGGTGCCACTGATCGACTGCGACCACTGGAACGTGCCACCCGTCACCGCTGTCCAGCACGAAATGTGGGTGAACGTGCCGGCAGGCACATCGAACTCCACCTCAGTGCCCACCACAGTGCCATCCGACGAACCGGCAGTCCATGTGGTTTGCTTCCGCGCATACGCGGGGGAACCGCCCGTCACCTCATTGTTGCCCACCGTGGTCGGATCTGCGGTGTGCAGACTGATCCACGAACCCTGACCCGTCGCCGCGACCGCAACAGCCTCCCGGAACGCATTCGTCATCTTCGGCATTGAGGCTCCTCTATCAAGTTAACAATCAACGTGTATCGCAGACAGCTACTACTGTTCGCGCTTCACCGTGCCACGCATCCAACAAAAATCCTGAACCTCAGAATCCGGAGACTGCGCCGGATAATGCACCAACAGGCGCCAATTCACCCTGTCCGGAATCGCATCCGTCTCCGTGGTCTGCACCCAAAACTCCAACGCATCCGGATTCACGTCATAGGCAGGCCACGTCGCCAACACAGGGGCCGTCATCGACGTACCGCGCGTAATCACAATCTCCGCAGTCGTACCCTCAGGGAAATCCGGGTCCGCCACAGCCTTCTGGAAACGGTGCACATAGTCGGCGCCGCGAGTCAACACCAAAGTCTCTTTGATCGGAGAGTATCCGCTCACCGGAACCGCCTAACCGCTAGTAGGGATCGACGCGCCATGGTCTTCCGTGGCTGGCTCATCGGGAGCAGGCTCCTCCGTGGGCGTCTCGACTGGCGCCGGTTCCGTGACCACATAGCCGCCCGCAAGTTGCAGCGACAACGCATGATTCGGATCGTCCGTCACATACGTTCCCGGCTGCGGACGCACATCCCGAGTAAACGACGCACCATTCTTCGTCGCCAAAATGACACACAACTGACCGTGCTGACCGAACGCCGGCGGCTGGTGATACAGCAACACATACTCGGTGCCATTCATCGGTGGATCAACCCGATACAACGTGCCCGGACCGGCGAACCCGCCGACCTCATCCGCAACCTTCACAGCCGTAGGCATACTGGAAACTCCTCGAAGCTAGACCGTGGTAGTGAACGACAGTGGGGAGGATTCGTTCGAGGCGTTACCGCCCAGATCGACAGCGCGCACCGTGACCTGATATGTGGTCGCAGGCGACAAACCCGTCACCGTGTGCGAAATGCCGTCCACCGCAGCCACCTCAGTGCCATCCACAAACACCTTGTAGTTGCGGACCGCAATATCGTCCGTGGATGCGACCCACGTGATCTTCGCCGACGACGGAGTGATCTCACTCGCCGCCAAACCAGTGGGGGCAGTCGGGGCAATCCCCAACGTGTCCTCCAAATACGTCATAACAAACACCGCGCCAGCAGAACCCTTACCGCCATAACCGAGCGGACCACCAAGGTTGCTCGCGCCGCCACCACCGCCAGGGCCGGACGGCCAACCACCATCACCGCCACGCCCACCCAAGCCGCCACTACCATTCTGGGCGCCACCACCACCCCCGGAACCCATGCCGATCTTGCCAACCTCAGTGACCGAATAGCCATTCACACCAGGATTACCCGAGGCATTCGGAGCGCCAGCCTCGCCACCGGGACTGAACGAACCAGCACCACCATAAGTGGCTGAAACGTACTCGCCGCCAACAACCTGATTGCCGGTCGCATATCCACCATCACCGCCACGAACACGGAACGAATAGTTGCCCGTCCCATAGTTTGTGCCAGATGCGCCGACAGCGACAACATACGTGCCGAACGCCGAATCCCCGGCAGCCACCGCAGCTCCGCGAGTCGTCGCCCCATCGCTACCGGCCCCGACAACAACCTCGACAGTTTCCGGTAAATCGCCGGCAAGGATGGTGGCGCGCTGCCATCCGCCAGACCAGCCGCCGAACCCGCCCTGCCAATCAGCCTGCCCGCCAGCACTGTTGTTTCCGCAACCTCCACCAGACGATCCGGCCAGCACATTCACCACAACGCGAGTTGCGCCAGGGGGTTTCGTCCACGTGCCAGATGTGGAGAAGGTGGCGAGATTGACGAGTTCGTTGCCGAAAATGATTTCGTCAATACGGTTGTCGAGGCGGGTAACCTCGCGGTACATGCCCGCAGTGGAAGTCTGGTAGTTGTTCTGCGCCTTGGACCACGGGCTGAGTACACTCCCCTTGGTCATGGAACGCACAGAGTCTTCGGTGACATCGCTGCCGTAGCCGGAACCGATCACATAGGCGCCTTCTGGCGCGTCACCGCCGGGGGTTGTCATCCTGGGGCACCTCTATGAAGTTGTGTAGCGTGGATCAAAGTTCGGGATGTTCGTCCCGGTAGTCGCCGAGTTCTTTACGGAGCGACGCAATCTCGTTGCGAAGCGATGTGATTTCGCCGTGCGCCGTGGACAGTTCGGAAGTGAGTTCCTGAACCTGTTTCACAAGGCCCATCACCTGATTGGTGAGGGCCACGACACGCTGATCGTTGAGGATGAGGGCTGCGGCTTCGATTTCGGCTTGCCGCATGATTTTGCGGGCGTCACGTTCGGACCACCAGCGGAACAAGGGGGTGAGGGTGACAGCATTCGCCGACCCAAACTTTACCACAATCGTAAATGCGACCCCTGCGAGGATCAACCACCACACCAGCGGATGCTGCCACACATCCGCCGGAATGGTGATGTCACCCACGGTTTACCGCCCCATGCCGATGCGGCGCTCCAACTCGGCACGAGCAGCATCCACACCCGCCTGCGCCTGAGCGACCACATCGCCAACAACATTCGGAACCTGCGACACAACCGGACCAACAGCTTCCTGCACCGCAGACTGCACCTGCTCACGCACATCCTCAACAGGCACCCGCGGAGTGATATTGCCACCCGCCAACGCCGACTGCCCCACCAGCAGTGAACCAACCGCAGCAACCAGCATCGACGCCGTCGACTGATCAATCAGCCCATACGCCACAGCGCCGGCACCAAGCGCAGCCAGCACCGCATACACAGCCTTACGGGCTGCCGGATTCTTAATGAACATTACTTACCCACCTTCTCGACGAGAGTCTTCACAACATCGGTGAGCGCCTTAACCTCAGCCCGCAGAGCAACAACCTCACGTTCCGCACGGAACGTCGCCGCATCCGTGCACTGCACAAACGTCGGAACATCCAACTTCACCGTGGAACCATCCACAAACGACGGACGCGGCTCTACAAGCGCAGAACGAACCTCAGCAACCGCCTCAACAAGAGTGTTGAAACGCGCCGGATCAACCTTACTGCGACCCAGAAGCTCCCAGCCCTGACCGCCCGGACCAGCCAACTGATCCTGAATCAACGTCGGAACATCAGCCACAACTCCCCCTCCGATAGGCGCACCACCGAACAGGGCGCGCAACTCATCCTCACTGCCACGGAACGCATTCACATCGATCGACTGACCAGCCACCAAACCCCGCTCCGAGAACTGAAGGATCTTCACCTCCGGGGCGCCAGCATGGAACGACTCCCAACCCGCATGACCATCACCCGGATACAGTGCAGACGCATACCCGGTTCCATTGACGTAGTGCGAGTTCCACAGAACAGGTGTGCCATCCAAACGCGGCGCACCCATGTGCCCAGTCCAGTACCAGCGTGGAAGATAGTTCGCGAACACCCGCATCCCACGGGCTTCAATCGCAGCGATCAGGGCGCGCATGTTCTCAATCGAACCGCGAGTGCTGGTATCCTCGTAGTCCAACTGAATCGGAATCGACGTGTCGCCAAGGTGCGCCAACAGCGCATCAGCCTGACGATTCACATCGACGTTGTTGCGGGCAAAATGGTAGCCAGCGAACAGGCCGGTGAAGCGCTGGCGCATCTCCTCGCGCGCACGCGGCCAGTACGGGTCACGGTAGCCGTCACCCTCAGTAACCTTGTGCGTGGCAAAGGAAAACCCTTCACGCTTCGCCGCACCAAAATCAAAGTTGCCCTGATGGTTCGAAACATCGATTCCGTAGAGGGTCATCGCAACGGTCCAATCAGTTGTTCCAGAATCAGCCGCCAACGATCCACCAGAGGACTCGCAGTGGGCGCCGGCCCGGGTGCCTCATCCGGATACGCGGCGCCAGCAAGCATCGGAACCGGGTCAAGACGGTTCGAGCCCGGCTGCGCCCACGTGTAGCGGTGCCACTCCAAGTGCAGATGCGGAGCAACCCCACCATTCGTGTTCGAATCCGGGTTGATCCGGGCGATACGCTGCCCAGCCTCCACCCGCTGCCCCTGGCGAACCTCAGGAATGATGTGCCCATACACGGTGGTGCCGCCACCATCCCCGGTCGGATGATCAACAACAACCCAGCTACCGAAACCGGACGCGGGACCAACCATCACGACCGTGCCGCCCTGCACAGCGAACACAGGCAGGCCACCAGATCCACCATCCCACCCGAAATCCGCGCCCCAGTGGGTTGTCCCCCACCTGGCGCCGAAACCGGAGGTGACGACGTGACCACGCTTCATGGGCCAGAACTTGGATGCCATCAGGAATCGTTCTCCCCCACCACGTACGCCTTGAAACGATCGATCTCCGCCTGCGCCAACTCCTGCACCTTCGCATCAAGCGCACCCGACGCCGCATACTGCGCCAAAATCGCCTCATTCTCCTGCGTCGTGTAGGCACCAACGTTCGGCAACACCACCGGCTCCGGGTCTGGATCATCAACCGGAACCCAATTACCGGCAGGGTTGAACCGGCTTTGCACACCCCGATACGGCTTCCGGAACTTCTTCTCCTGCAACTCCGGATGATGCCGAAAGCCAAGCTCGTAGAGGTGCTTCGAGATCGCAGACGCATAATTCTTCGGGAACATCAACGGCGACGCCCCAATACCAGGGATAAGACCAAGCGCCCAGAGGAAGTGCTCCTGGGGATCTTCCATGTTGCACTTTTCGTACGTCTCGATGCTCACAGTGCCGTCTCCCGTACACGTAGCTAGTATATAGTTGTGGCGTTAGAAAACCCCGCGACCGCTGGAACGGCCCGGGGCTACGGTCGGAACAAGGTACAGGAGTCCCAACATGGACCATTCTACCATTGAGCAGTGGCGCCCTGTTGTTGGCGCAGAAGGCTGCTACGAAGTCTCGGATCACGGCAACGTTCGAAGCTTGGACCGTGAAGTCCTGCGAGCGAGAGGCGTGTGGAACCTGAAGGGAAAACCGCTCCGACCCTCCGCAGACACCGGAGGCTATCTGCAAGTCCGCATCTCATACCCTGATGGCAAGCGGACGCGACTTGTGCACCAACTAGTACTTGAGTCCTTCATCGGACCCAAGCCCTCTCCGGATCACTGCGGCTGCCACAACAATGACATTCGCACAGACAACCGCGCGGTAAACCTGCGCTGGGACATCCACGATGAGAACATGAAGGATATTGTCCGCAACGGCAACCACTTCATGAAGAACAAGACACACTGCATTCGCGGCCACGAGTTCACACCCGACAACATCTATTGGAAGCTAGACAAGAACGGCGATCGCACGGCGCGACAGTGCAAGACCTGTACCGCGAACTCATCTCGGGAGCGCTACCTTAGGAACATTAAGGTGGCTGGCTAGACGAGTCCGAGATCGCGGACGATCGAAAGCAGCTCCCTAATCTTCTCCCACGCCTTCACAATGGGGTCTTTAATCTCACGGGCGCCGATTATCACGTCCCATGTCGGCGCCTTGTTCCGATCCCAAGTAAGCGTGATTTCGGAAACCCGATCAACAAAGACGCGACCTTCAGGCATACCCCGAACCGTGGAACCGATACGGTCACCAATCCAATAATGCCCGTACCCGCGCTGCCCAATCCGATATGGCGCACCATCTGCAACAACAACGGTATGTGACGTTTGTTCCCGAGTCACCCACATGCCGGTACGCATCGCGAGAAGCCACGACAGCGTATATGCGCGGTCCGCGCCTTCCGCGAACTTTTCGTGGTAGTGGCTGGCGCCAAGATCATACGCACGTTGCTGCGACCGCCATTTTCCGAAAGCCAAAAAAACGTCCGTGTAGAGCGGCTTCAGCAGGGCATCAGCAATTCCGCCAAGAGGCGGAACACCCGGGATCATGGCGGTCAAATCGCCGATCATTTGAATGGTGGCGGAAATAAGCTCATTCACGCCAGGCATCGAATGCCCGCCACCCACAACCCCAACATCGGTCGGAGGCTTATACGTAAAATCGCTACTCTGAATACCAGTGTTCACGCCATCGCGGTAAATAACCCACGGCGCCTCAGGGAGAGTTCCCTTGAAATCAGGGTCGCGATACTCCTCAGGCATGTTCGGATCACTGATGATGTCAACACCCTCAGTGAGGCCATCAGCGTCGATATTGATGAACGCCCGAACCAAGCCATCCCACAAACTGCCGCCGAACGACGTGCCACTCGTGAAACCGGACTTGTCGACAATGTCGAACACCAGGCAGCCATGTCGCAGGTTGGCGCCCTCCCACGGCGGCTCATCGCCGTCCAGGTAGCGCCGGCACTCCCACGTGAGCTGCGCATCCTCCATGACATTCTTCGCCACATCGAACATCGTTCGGAAACGTGAGTGGACGATCGCGGGAAGACTGTTGTCTCCGTCGATTGATCCCGGTTTGACTGCGAGCATCCATGTGGACTGGTCGAGGCTGTCCCAGCCGTTCGGGTTCATCGGGTCCGGCTTGATCGCCCACGCGGAACTGTAGAGACGAATAATGTTGACGAGAAGTGTCGTCTTGAGCGCCCACGCGGACGGCCCAAACAGCAGCCACAACCGCGGAAACTGCACCTCCGGCGGAAGCCACGGATTCGAATACACAATGATGTGCTTCAGTTCTTCCAAGTCATGCTTGAACTGAAGTTTCAGAACACCCGTGCCGTCTTCGTTCTTAACGACCGAAAACGACTCCATCCGCCCGCCCCAGCGGGCACCATCCTTTTCGACAGTGACATGAATATTCTTCGTGGAACGCTCATCGAGATTGACAACCCACTCGCTCATCCAATAATCGAGCGGCAACTCAAAGTTCGCTACGCCAACCTCATTGTTGACTTCCTGCACACTCGCAGAATTAATACGGGTAACAACACCACGCAAATTCCAGGACCCGTCCCAGAATTTCACCACGGGCGGCTTGATGCGCTCCGCCTTCTCCTCCGCAATATCCTTCTGGAACTCGGCGAATGCAGTATCGAAATCTAGCGTAGCTACACTCACTGCATGCCCCAAGGACGAGACCACGTGCGCGGGCAACGCACCTGAATACCAACCCCAGCAGCAGCCTCAGAAACAGAGACAGGCAGCTCTGTTTCAGGCGTGTACGCCGGCACCGGATGCAGGAGGCTGACACCGTTCATGAGCGACCACACCTGCGAGCCGTTAGGGTCTCGGAGTTGATCCTCGAACGGATCTGTGTTGACCAGGAATGTTTGCCCGTCCGCCTGTAGCGGCATGGACACCTTGCGCGCAGCCCACTGGTCGTCCAACCAGGAAAAGTCGGGGATGACCCAACGCCCAGGGCCTTGCAGCACCCACTTAAGCCAGATCGGCTGATCAGTGGGGTTGGATACGGTGACGGTGCCATTGCCGGACGTGCCCGATGTGAGTGTCCACGTATCGGTTTCGTCGTCCTCATACCACCACGGGTCGCCAGCCACGCAGGTCATGAAGACCTTTTCAACCCGAACCTGGTGCGGATCGTGGACCGGCTTGAACATCGGCTGCTCCGACATGCGGAGCTTCAAATGCCTACGACTGTTCTCTGTTCCGATCCACAGTTTGCAGTCCTGGCCGTATGACCAGGCTTTGCGCCATTCGGAGTCGTTTTCTTCCCACGACGCACCTTCGGTGTTGCCGATGACTGCGGTGAAGGTGACGTCGCGGCGAAGGTTCTTCGATCCCGCGTAGGAGGCGCCGATCTGGTGTGCGTGCTCGGTCCAGATGGTTTTGACGGGCGCGTCGTAGATTCCCTCAACTTCTGTGCCGAGCCAGACGCCTTCTGCGCCTGCTCCGTCGCCGGCGAGGGTGAACCAGTTGCCGTTGACGCCTTCGAGTTCTACGAGGGTCTTCACGCGCGCCCTCCCAAGGGGTGTCTCTATGTAGTTGTGTGGTGCGGGTTGGTTTAGCGGCCGATGAATCCGGCGGCTTTCTGGGCCTGCATGGTTTGGAATCGGCGCCAGAGTTCTTCTGCGTTGTTGGCGTAGAAGTTGTATGTGTCGCCAGCAGATCCGGTTCCGGATGCTTGCGCGGGTGCCGCGTTGCGCAGCGAATCAACCTGTTGTTGTACTGCTCCGGGGTCGACTGTCGGCATGGGTGGGGGTGTGCCGCCGCCGATGAAGCCGCCTGCGATCTGCCCCAAGGAGCCGATGGGGTCGTTGAACAGGTCGGGGGTTCCGTGGTTTTCGTGGAACCATCCGGAGAGTTCTTTGCCTGCGGAGATCAATCCGCCGACGAGTCCTTGGGGGTTCATGAGTTCGTCGGGTATCCAGCCGGAGAGGAATTGCATTCCGGCGTCTTTGGCCCTGCCTGCGAAGGTGGATGTGGCGTTTTGGAAGATGGCGCCGGCTTGCTGCACGTGTTCGGGGGAACCGAGCGCAGGGAACTTGGAACCGCCCGAGCCGCTGCTCTGGTTGCCGTGCAGTTTGTCGAATGCGCGGAGGTCTTTAGACAGTTCTCCCGTAGGTAAAGTATACCCGCCTGCCGCAACCGTGCCCTCGCCGGTTCCGTAGGTGGAGGGCAGGCCGGTGAGTTGTTCCCCGGACAGTTCCTTGGGTCCGTCCGATGCTGCGAGCTTGTCAACGAAGTCGGTCATGCCTAGCAGCCGCACCAACTCGTGAATGAGCATCCATTCCTCGTTGGTGAAGACGGCTTCGGGTTTACCGGAGAGGTTGACGGCGAGCTTGTTGGGTTCGATGACACCGCCCGCGTCGTACAACTGGGCGACCAACTCGTCTGCGCGGCCTTCGTGTGCCGCATAGTTGCTGCCGTCGGCGAACGCGGACCGCTGCACCGCTTGTGCCGCCTGGGCGGGGGACATGGACTGCCAGTCGACACCCATGAGTGCGTCGTAGAACATGCCTGCGGAGGCGCGGGGGTTCATGCGTTGTTCGACGGTGCCCCATGCCCCGTTATCCCGCTGCTGGAACAGACCGACACTGTCGTAGTCGGAGCCGATGGCGTCATGCGGGTAGTTGAGTGATTCGGGAACAGAGTTGTTCGCCCACATTTTCAGGCTGGACTCCGCCATCGCCGTCATTAACGCGATCTTCGCGGCCTTCGACGGCAACCCACGTTCCTTCGCGGCCTCCACGATCTCACGGGCGTAGTCCATGCTGTTGCCACCGAACGCACCCAGAGGCGCACCCGACGAACCGGAACTGCCGGCGGCGTTGTCCTTAGCTTCTGCCTTGCCGCGCACCCAATCCAGTGCTTTACCAGTCAGGGTGTCGTACATCTTCTTGGGGACGTACCCGAAGTCACCGATACCGGGGAACGGATTCGGAATGATTGACCCGAGAGCATTCACAGGCTTCTCGAACTGGTCCGCGACAAGGTTTCGGAAGAACGTCGACACCCGCGACACGACACCGCCGACACCGGACTTGATCTTGTCCCACAGTGACGGATCAGGCGCCCCACCCTCGCCCACCGGACCATCCACAGCCCAATGCACGTGGTTACGGTGCTGATTCATGGTTCCGGCACCATAAAACCCGAAACCGTCCCCAACATCCTTGTAGTCGTTGATGTTCCGATTGAACGGCGAGTGAATCAGTTCAAGGGTGCGGTTCTGGTATTCGTCCGCCACATAGTTGGCGAACGCCTTCATCTCCGGGGTGCCGGCATCCCCACCATTGGAGAAGTCACCGGCCATGCCCTTCGAGTGGTAGCCGTCGTCCGTGAACCGCAAACCGGAGAAGGCACGGTCGTTCGTCAACAGCATCGGGAAGTGCTTCCGCACCACCGCTTCCATCGACTCCACAATGCCGCCACGGTTGAAGTAGCCCATGAACTTGCGGGCACCCGACACGCCACCCGAGCGGGCAGCAGCGTTGGCGTTCTCCACGAAGTCTTTACCGACAGCGCGGGTCCATTCGGGGCGCATGACGGCTTCACCACCACCCACGGCGATGATCCGATCATCCCGCCCGGGCGAGTATCCGGACATGACACCATCAACGGTGCCACCACGGTTGAACTGCTTGACCTTGCTGAACCCGCCGCCGTCGCCTGCGCCATCAACCATCAACCCGATAGGCTGTATCTCCGGCAAACCGATCTTCGGGGCAATAGCGTTCCACGCCGAGATGAGCTTATTGAAAACGTTCTCGATCACCCAGTTGATCGGGGAAGCGAGCTTTTCCTTGAGCCCATCCCAGATGCCGCCGATCCTGTCGACGCCACGCTGAAACACGCCCTCCAGCGTGTCGAGCGCGGAACCGAGCCACGGGAAGTGCTCGTCGATGATGGTGCGGGCACCCTCGCCGATCGCGGACGGCAACTCCTGCCACGTGGTGACAGCACCGTTAGTGATCTTCGAAACGAACTCGTTCGCGAGACCACCCAAACCTTCGGTGCGAAGGATCTCCCAGTTGGTGCGGATAGTGCCCCAGCCGTCAGTGACCGCGTCACGCAGCGAGTTCCACGAATTGACCGAACTGGTGCGGATGCGATCAACGAACCAACCACTGATGTTCGCTGTGCCTTCGCCGATCGACGTGAACACAGGGCCGATATGGTCATCCCAGCCGGACTGAATCCAATTTGTGAAAACGTCCCACTCGCGTCCCATCTCGGTGAAATGGCCCTTGACGCGGTTTGCGAGTGACCCCTCGGTTCCAGGGTTCCACATTCCGCCGTCGTACGAGTCGGTTTCATTGTTGAACCCGAACAGCGAGTTGAAACCACGAGCAGTCTTACCCCAGAATCCCGTAGAGTTGTCGGCAGCATCCCACACCTGGCGGGCCTGGCCGGCTTCACGTGCCTGCCCAGGAGGCAACTGCTCCGGAACGAGCGCACCTTCACCATCATCGCCGCCACGATTCGAATCGCCGGCACCGCGGAACGTTCCGAGCAAACCGGCGCCGAACTTGATCGCAGCAACGATCCCGTCAACAACGTCCTTCACGTCCTGGAAAAACTTTTTGATCTCCTCCTGGCCTTCGGGCGTGCCGAGGAAGTCCTTCCACCGTTCGGTGGCCTTTTCGATGCTGTCGAGCCACGATTCGCCGAGATCATCAGACCCGGTGAACAGGTTCGAGGCAATCCCGCCGATATTCTTGACGATCCGCCAAATCTGCGCGAACGCATCCATCGAATCGCGCATGAATGTTTCGAGCGAACCGTCGTCACGCATCCGCCGGATCATGTCTGCGAACGACTCGGTGCCGTCCTCGAACGCCCCCGTAACCTCAGGCAGTAGTTCCGAACCAACCGTGGCAATGTCCAGTAGGGCACGACCAAGATTGCCGAGCCCGTTGAGCAGCGGCCCGAGCGCTTCCGCAGTGTTGTCGAGGATCGCCGAAATATCGTTTTGAACTTCGGTGCCGTTCAACCAATCCATCGCCTGACGCATCTTACCGTTCAACACATCAGCAAGACCCGTCAAGCCACTCGTCAGGATCGGAATGTAGTTGCCGCCGAGTTCCTGCATCTTGGCGCCCATGCCGTCGAACAGGGAATCCTGCACCGACATGCGTAGAGCACCCCATGCGTCACCCAACTCGCGGGTGCGTTCCACGAAATCGCGGGCGTTCGGCGACAGGTTCGCGAGTGCCTGATTGTACTTGTCGACGGCAGCTGATGTTTCGGCGAGTGCTTCTGCCTGGTTTGCCTGTGCGTCCGCCACCCGGCGGAGTGCGTCTTCAATCTGGCGTTGCGCCTGCGCGTTCTGTCGCGCCACATTTTCGTGTGTGACCGCTAGGTTCTCCTGCGCATCTTTCTCGCCCTGGATGGCTTCTGCAACGCCTTCCTTGGCGGCCACAACCTGCTGCGAGCCCTCTACACCAGCTTTGTTGGCGGCTTCGGTTTCCTTGCGGAGATCGGCGTTGCGTTCCCGGACCTCATCGACGCGCTGCAATGCGCCACGCAGGTTGTTTTCCGCTTCGCGGCGGTCCAGGATGGTGACCTGGTCGCCGTCTTTACCGAGGTTAGCGAGGCGTTCCCGCGCCCGCTCCACCGCAATGAGGGCGTCCTCTTCGTCGATCGCGGAACCCTTGAGTGCCAGGTTCAAATCTTCGATCTGTTCGAGCGCATCCTTACGCGCCCGCGTCAAATCCTCCTGCGCAGCCTTCGAACGTTTCTGCGCGTCCTGCACACCACGCTCAGCCGACGCGATCTGACGGGCGCCGTCTTTCGCGGTCTGCGCCGCATTGTCGTAGGCATCCCCAACGTCCCGCTGTGCGTCCTCAACTTGCCGGGCAGCATCCGTTTGCTTCTTCGCGTTCGATGCAGCGTTCTTCGCCACATCATCGGACGCGTCGCCAGCAGCCTTGAACGCATCCACAATGCCTGTGGAACCCACAACGACCGTGGCAAGTGATGCGGTAGCAGCAGCGCCCATCGCGGGGAGAAGGGCGATTACCCCGGCTGCCTGCACCAACTGCCCGACGAGCGGGACCAGTGACACGCCAGCCAGTGCCATCAAACCGAACTTGGCGGCACCGATAGCGGCACCGAAGCCCCCCATTGCGGACGTGGCTGCACGCACACCAGTTGACACACCGGAGGACACGTTCATCCGCGCTAATGTGGCTTGCAGGCCGAGTGCCTGCACCATGAGCGCGGACAGTTGCGCGTGCGCGCCGGCGGTGTCCATATCTACGTTGATGTGGATCGGCATGCCGGCCCACGTGCGGAACGCTTCCATCTGGGCGCGCGCCTGCGTCAAGTCCACATCAACAGGGACACGAACCGCGTTCGCGTTGCTAGATGCGAGACCGGTGCGCAGTGCTGCCTGGAACCCTGTGAGATCGGGGGTGACGCGCACTCGGACGGCGGGCAGGTTGACTGCCCGGATTGCGGTGTTGAGTTTCGTTCGGAATCCGGTGAGATCGGGGTCGACCCGGACTTTCACTGTGGGTGCGTTGGTGCCGCGAACTGCTGCGTTGAGTTTGGTGCGAAAGCCGGTCATGTCGGGGGTGACATTGACCTTGACTTCCGCTTTGGCGCTCTTGACTGCGGTTTGGAGTTTCTGCCGGAATCCGGTCAGGTCGGGGCTGATTGTGACTTTGTGTTCAACGTTGACGGAACGCAGTTGGGTGCGGAGCTGCTGACGGAAGTCCGTGGCGAGACGCGGTTTGATCGCGAGATGAGCTGACCCTGCGTTAAACGGCCCTGCTGTCATCGTCTCACCTCAGTATTCAAATGTGGCTTAAAAATCCACGCCCAACGTGGACAAAACATCACGCATCTGCGCCTTGTCGCGCTCCGCCTGCACCCGCCGACGAATCGCCTGCTCCGCCGTAACCGGACGCGGCTCCGGTCTGAACGCGGGCGGTTTCCCACCGAACGCCGACACCATCACCGACGTGAGTTGTTTCAGCAGGTCGATTTGATAGAGCATCAAATACACTTCCCGCGTGTACCCCTCAGGGGTGAGCGGCGGTTGCTCCTGCTCCTCAGGTTCCGGGAGTTGCGCTAGTGCTTCGGCACGCACCGGGTCCATGAGCAGCGCGGATTTGAACTTGGATTCGGTGGGGAATCGTTCGATCAGGCGCATAAACTGCGACCAGGGGCGTCGACCCCGAAAAAAATCGAGTAGGTCGACGCCCCTTTCAAACAGGTCGTATTCGATCTCCGGCCCGTAGACCTCGATGAGGGCTACGAGCCGTTGGCGCCCCCCTGCGCATCCACCTCATCAGCAGGCACAGCCTGGAAGTGGTTGTTGATGTCATCGAACAGCGGCCACAGAACAGTGGCGGGCTCATCCTTGATGACTTCCCAGATCGGCGCGAAGCTCTTGCCGAGCAACGCTTCGAAGAGTTCGCGGATTTCGCCGTCACGCATACCGAGCTTCGAGTCGAGCAGCCGCGCCAGCGCGGTCACCTGATCCACGCTATCCGGGGGGTAGACGAGGGTGGCAGGCTCGGTGCCGTCGAACTCGTAGGGGGCAATAGCGGCGCGCTTCTCCTCGGCGGCGGCACGCGCTTCGTCACGCATCTGCGCCCAGCGGGACTTCTTGGCTTCGGCCTTGGCGATCGGCTTGGGGGTCTTAGCGGCAGTCATGATTCCTGGTCTCCTGGCTGACTATGAACGTGTGGTGCTGGGTGTTACTTGTCGTCCTTGGCGGGAGCCTTCGGCTCAACCTTCGTGGCCGGCTTCACGGCGGTCTTCACGCGGTAGCCGAGCTGAAACAGACGCTCACACTCCACGGCATTACCGACCAGAAACTCGCGGCCCTCAGCATCGACAAGAGTCTTCGGGAAATCAGACATGTTGTTCTCCTGGAAACCCTGGCTAGTTGTATGAGTGGAGTGGGTGGCGGCGCGGCCAGGATTCTCACGCCGCCACCCACGATCAGGGCGTAGCTACTGCTACGGGGTCGCCACCGTGAAGCCCATCGAGGTAACAACCTGCGTGGTGATACCGGGGCCACCGATGACATTGCGGACGTTGTAGCCGAGAACCGGGTCGGGCTTCGCAGCAACCGTGAACCCATAGGTCAGGGCACTGTCCGCGGACCACGACTGGGCCTCAACCGCAGTCACATTCGCCTTCGGCAGGATCTTGAAGTAGTACTTCGCGTTCGTGCCCTCACCGTCAACGAACATGAAGATCAGACGGTAGTAGGTGGTCGACGGCGTGGTCGCATCGTTGTATGCGATCTCATGCGTGGTCGCATCCGCCTCAACAGCCGACAGTGTGACACCGGAAAACAGTTCCAGCACCTCACGCTTCGTCTCCAGCGACGTAAACGACACCGACATGGTGCGCTTCACGATGTCGGTGCGGGGCGGCTCCAGCTCGCCCCACGCCTCCACATCCTGCGTCTCCAGTTCGGGGGAGAACTGCGGCGGATTGTCCTTCGAGATCAGTCCGAGCGACGTGAAACCGGTCAGCTCCTCGAGGGCGGCACCGGCACCGGAGGTGAACGCGGGAGGAATCGCCGTGCTGTAGGGTGCGATGAGGATTGCACCCTTGAGCGGCTTGAGAATCAGGTCGCCGTTCTTGTCGGCGAGCGCATCGAACGTGGTGGCAGCCATAGTTTCTCCTTTGTGCGGGTATGGCTAAGAGCCGAACCCGCACAGTTCGGGCCGGCTAACAGTTAGAAGTGGTTAGAGGGTTCCGGGGAGGTGCCGGAACGAAAACCGGTAGGAGGACACGATGTTGCGGTCCTCAGGGTTGAAATAGGGAGCTTGCTGCCCGCCTGCAACTTCGGTGGTGGCATCGATCAACGCCCCGCCGGCGGTGGTGCAGGCTGCGTTGAGGATGCGGGTGCGAACCTGGGTCATGAGATCATTGGATGCTGCACGGTTTTCGGCGAGCGTTTCGATCCGCATAATTGGGCGGTCGGTGATGCCGTCCTCGGAGCCGCCGACACGACGCACAAAAATGTACGGAAGTGGGGTCTTCTCCGTCCGATACGTCACCGCAGGCGCAATATCAGCCAGCAGGGCACACACCACGGTTTCGGCGTCGGGGTAGGCCATCAGAGTCCTTCCACAACGTCTTTGAAGTCGGCGAGGATGGATTCGGCTTGGTTGTAGCGGGTGCCGTGCTCGCGGTAGCGGGCGTAGTGTCCCCACGCGTCGATAACGCCGATCATGTCGCCGTCGCGATCCCTATCCGTATACGCCCTGATATGGGTGGCGTTAAACCCTGTACGCCACACAGAACGGACCGACCAAATATCGGCGCCGACCTCGCACACTTCCTGCACATACGCACGCAACTCGTCCGAGTCGTGCAGGTAGGCGTCCAGATCATTCCCGGTGGCGTCGTAGTCCACGATTCACCTCGCGTGAACGATCACGAACCGCACTCCGGTCGCCCACCCGGTGAACGGATTCGGCGCCAGGATGGTTACTTCCCCATCGATCCGGAACTTGCGTCCGTCCGGGTGTGTGATCGCATCCGTGGACAGCACATCCGACCCAGCCGGGGCAGTCACCTGCCCGCTGATCTGGATCTGCTCACCCTCTGAAGTGTCTTCCGAGGTGTTGAGCCACTTGATGTCACACGGACCGATCGTGTGCGTCGAATCGGTGGCGCGGTCGCCGTGAATGTCCGCCTCACCACGCCTAACCACCGTCAACACGGTGCCATTCGGGTAGGTGCGGGCAGGATAATTCACCACGTCAACGGCCTCGTCGACACCAAACCCGCATCACGCAAAATCGACACCGACAAATCGCACAACGTCGACACAGCCGCCCGAATCTCCTCCGCGCTGGGCAGGTTCGTGTACGTCACCGAACCTCCATCAGCGGACTGCGACTGCACCGCAACCTCACGACCAGCCACACCAGCCACCGGATCGATCCCCGCCGCCGTCCACGACTCCACCTGCGCACACACCGCCTCCGACATGGCAAGCCGAAGATCATCGTCCTCGGGCAAACCGTTCGGGAGGGTGTCGTAGCGTGCGAGGCGGGTGATGTCACGAACCATGCCGGATGCGGTACGAATCAACTTCGCAGCATTGGCGGGTGCTGGTTCGCCTGTGAAGGCTTCAACTTCGTCGACCGTGGCGTAGACCAGCAACGGCTAGTCCTCAACCTCGGTGCCGGCGGGCTTGCGGCGGGTGCGGCGCTTCGGGGCCTCTGCGGGCTTGTCCTCCACAACCGGCTGCTCAGCCTCGACAGCGACAGGCTCAGCCTTGGCGGGCTTCACCTCAGCCTCCGAGACTCGCTCCCAGCACGCCCACTCCTCCAGGTCATAGCGGCGCACATCCGAACGCACCGTCAAATCCTGATCGGAACCCGTATAGCGGTAAACAAACGACACAATGTCTCCTCACAACCGCGGCGCCACAACCGAAGTCATGGCGCCGCGGAAGCTAGTGAAGGGGATCAGGCAGCGAGAGCGCCACGCAGCAGAACAGCGCGGTTCGCATCCAGAACATCGACACCGTAGAGAACATCCACGGAAATCACATCTTGCTTCTTCGAGATGTCGTAGCTCTTGACGACACGCAGGTTCAGGCCCTTGTAGGACTGGGTGGCAGCCCACTCGCCGGTGTCCGACGGGAGTGCCAGCGGAGCCGACGCGAACGCGAACGCGGTCTTGTGGAACGCAACACCAACCTCGGTGGTCGGCTCACCCGACGCCGGGGACTGAGCCGGCTGCGCAACGTTCTGCGTCATGTAGGCATCGAACCCGAACAGGCCCGAACCGATCGAACCGCGACGCAGCGCATCGGTGGAGCCGGACTTGTCAGCGAACTTGATGATGTCGCTGTTCAGCCAGTTCGCCCGCGTGGTGGGGCCAACAACAGCGGCGCGCTCCGACGGGGGAACGTTCTTGATGTTGAGGAGACGATCCGCCTCGATCAGCGCCTCGGGCTTGGTCCACTCGAAGCCGGTGCCGGTGCCCGCAACCTGGGTGACGTTCGACTTGAGGGCGAGGATGTCCCGATCAATCTTCTGGGCGATGGCTTCGGTGGCGGGGGCGAGGAGCTGCGCCGCGAAGTCCTCGAGGTGCAGGGTGAGATCCTCAGAGGTGACGGCGAACGACACGTCGGCGATCTTGTCCAGGGTGACCGGGACGCTGGACTCGGTGGCGTTCTGGATGGTGATGCCAGAGGCGCGATCGAACTCGTTCGCGGTGAAGGTGGCGGGCTTGCGCACGTTCACAACGGAGCCGACCTTGCTGCGCGAGAAGTCGCTGGACACGTCGGTGTAGACGAGGGGCAGCATGGTGAGGTTCTCGTAGAGGGTGGCGAGAGCCTTGGCGGCGATAACGTCAGGGGTGAGAAAGGTATTGACCACGATGGTCTCCTAAGAGTCAGAGGTCGCGGGCGCGCTTTTCGCGGGCTTCGCGGATGAAGTCTTCGACGGATTTGGGTCCGCGCTTGGGTGCGCCGGTTCCGCCGTTGAGGTCGCCTCCGCTGCGTGCAGGAGCAGCCACCGGGGCCGCCTTCTCCAGCTTGGCGTTCGCTTCGACTGCGTGCGTGACGATTTCGGCCACCTGGGCGTTGTAGTCGTCGGCAGTGGGGTCGAGCTTGTCGAGTGCTCCCGTACCGCGAAGGTAGGGAACGAGGATGTCGAGGTCGCCGTCTACATTGTTGGCGGCCTTGGTGAGTGCCTGTTCGAGCCGGTAGGCGGCGATTTCGGCGCGGGCTGCGTCACGCTCGTTGGCGATCTGCGCTTCGCGCTCCGCGGCCTGCTCGAGGAGCACGGCGGGGTCGACAGGCTGGTCGTTCTCTTCGGGGATGAGCCCGAGGGCCTTCCCGATTCGCTCCGCAATGGCCTTTTCGGATGCCTCGGCAGCGGCCTTGGCGGCAGCCTCGGTTTCGTCCTTCAGGCGCTGGCGGAGTTTCTGTGCTTCCCGCTTGACCTTGTCGAGTTCGGCCTTGGTGTAGGTGCGCTCTTCGGGTTCGTCTGCGGGGGTGTCGGTCTCTGCCTCGGGGGTGTCGACCTGGGTGGTGTTGTCGGTGTTCTCTGCGGTCTGATCAGCACCGCCGGCGGTTTCGGCAACGGGGGTGGTGTCCTCTGCCACGGTCTCTGTGACGGTGGTTTCGGTCGGGGTGGCTTCGTCGGCCATATGAAGTTGTCTCCTCGGGAGCCGGCTCCGGGCCGGGAACGAGAAAACCCGCGCGCCACCAGGGCAATGCGGGTTCGGGGAATGCCACTCGGGGCATGGGGATTGCGGGGTGTTTTGGGGACAACCCTGCCTCGGTTATCAAGTCTATCACCTTGAGTCAAGCCGATTAAAGGCCTGAGGCTTGATCCGAAGATTCTTCGTTGTACGGGTTGCGTGAACCCGCATGCTTGGTTACTGTCTAGCTATACGGCAACCACGACGGAAGGAGCGGCAGTGAACATGACACACAGCGCCCACGACACAGTTGCCCACGATCTCACCGCACGCCAAGAAGGGTTCGAAACCCAATGGCAAATCGCGTGCGGTGTTCATTCCTCCGCAAGCCAGGACATCTGCGATACCCACGGACACCTCGCTTGCGGAACCAATCTTCCCGCCGCCATCAAGGACGCGAGCACCATTCGGTTTCTGCGGCGGGTTTCAACTTCCGAAGACGGCCATCGCGCGCGCGGAACCCAAGCAACTCCCGCCGTCTTCGGACCCAACTTACCCACAGCCAAAGAAGCAGCGATGCCCAATTACGTCCTGCTGTGGGGACTCAACTTCCGTCGAACCATCTCCTATGCGGTTCCCAAAAAACTGCCGTTCGGCGGATTCAACTTGCCACACCAGCCACCGGCACTGCGATACCCGAACACCGCCCGCTGGCGTGGCACCCAACTTTCAGTCAGTCCAAGTGCATGATGTGACCCATTCACACCTCGACTGACTGGAACCAAACTCCGGCAAGCCAAAGTCTATACGCGATCCAATCAATGCTCGCTTGCCGGTTCAACTTCCCGAAGCCAAGAGAAGCCAGAAACCCACACCACATACGCTTCGGGACCCAACAGGAAGGATGAACCGTGACCACCACGGAAACCATCACACTCGCACAATTCGTGCGACAGCACCTCGACAACACCACCGAAGTCGACCCCCGCAAAATCGCGGCAGCCGTCGCAACCGAAACCCCCGACAGTCTCCTCCACGAGTTCTACCATCAAGCACTCGTAGAATACGTGCGCATCAAAGTCGGCCAGAGCAGACTGTCAGCGATCCGCGCCACCCGAGACACCGACGACAACGCGCCCACCAGCATCCAGCAGGAAACCGTCAGCGGAGTCCGCCGCCCCGCACGCTCCGCCAAACGACTCGTCGCAGCATCCGCATGGGCACGCGCCCTCCAAGCATCCATCTACGTCGCCGGCGAGCGCAAAAAGTTCGGCTCCTGCACCACAGATGATCTCTCGCACGTGGTCGCTGGATATCAGGCGCGTATCGAACAGAACGCACACTGGGCTGACTATTACTCGGCGGTGCAGTCGCTCATGCTCAAGCACAACGTCGAGACCGTCGCCGATCTGCCCGCAGCTGTCGCCGCAACCCTGAGGGAGCCGAAGTGACCACGACCGAACCGAATGTAACCCTGTCTTCGATCAAGACTGGCGGTTGGCTGCGCGACGGGGTGCTGGGCACTCTCGCGGACGTGGTAGACGACCTGGAAACGGTCCGAATCGCCAACATGAACCGTATCCGCATCCTCACCCGTGGACTGGATGAGGTCGACAAGGATGGCGAGGAACGCGGTTTCGGGCTCACCCACGACAATCCTGTTGTGGTGAAGTTGGCGGATACGGTTGAGGCGATGGTTCAGGCCGAGAAGGATGCGGTGAAGAACCTTGAGAAGGCCATGAAGATGCACCCGCTGGGGAAGTTCGTGACGAGCACTTCTGGTCTCGGGTTGAAGCAGTCTGCGCGCCTGTTGGCGGCGATCGGCGACCCGTACTGGAACGACCTGCACGAGCGTCCGCGTACGGTGAGCGAACTGTGGGCTTACTGCGGGTTCGATGTGCGCAACGGTGCGGCTCCGCGCCGTACTCGTGGTCAGCAGTCGAACTGGTCTGAGAATGCCCGGAAGCGCACGTGGGTGATTGCGTCGGCTGTTCCGAAGTTCAAGACCAGCCCGTACGAGACTGTGTATCGGGATGCCCGCGCCAAGTATGCCGATTCTGTTCACGCGGTGGAGTGCGTACGCTGCGGGAAGAAGGGCAAGCCTGCGGAGGTTGGTTCGGTGCGGAATGACGGGCACCAGCACGCTATGGCTGTGCGCCTGGTGGCGAAGACGATACTGAAGGATCTTTGGGTAGAATCGAAGCGGCTCTACGACGAGCAGTAACCCCAATACTTTCCTGGCCAACGACCGTGCGCAACCCAATCGTGTCCCGCCAGGAACCGAAGCCCCCGATCCACACAGGTCGTGGGCTTCGTCGCGTTCACCTACTGTCCGCGCTCGCTGCGAATCTCCTCCACCAACTCATCCACGGTCTTCCGTTGCTGTGTCCGCTTTTCGGCATTCAATGCACGCGCATCCGGAGTCGACTCATACCCCCGATGCAGTTGTTCGCGGTCGCGTCTACGCTGCACACCCGTACGCGCAATATGGTCACGGATCTGTGCTTGCACACCACGAATCCTGCGCCGCGCCGCCGTTTCCGCCTCCGGCGACATCGCTGCCGCTAGCACCCGCTTCTCACGCCTCACACGCCGTTCCAACGCCCGGAGTCGCTGCGTCGCCTTATATCCCTCGGGGTCGGGCGGATCAGCCGGCGGCGGAAACGGACTATCCGGCGTCCAACCCTTCGCCACGTGACGGCAACCAGGGTGCCACAGTCCAGCGGCACGGGCCTCCGCTAACGTGGAGAACACAGGAACGGAACGGGTTCGCCCTGTCTCAGGGTCCACCCAGATTGCAGCGCGAGTGGCGCCCGTGATCGAAACTAGCTTTGACTCGAAGGGTTCACAAAGGGCACAGCTCTGAGGCACGTCACTGATCACCACGAGGTCGATTCCTGCCGCAACCAACTGCTGCATGTAGGCGTTGATCTCACCTTCGGACACCGCGGCACGCACAGCCATCTCCGTGTACGAGACCAGGTCGTAGTTGCGTCCACGCTGATCGATGAACGACGTGATCCCATCACGCGCGAACCGATCCAACGCCCGCTGCACCAACCTCTTGCGTGACGCCTCCGACGTGATCGACTCATCCCGCGTCACTTCATCGATCACCTGGCGGTAGATGTTCGACGCGGATTCTGCGGCACGCGGACGAGTCTCCACCAGGCGCTGATTCAACTCCTCCGCAGCCCGCGCCGACGCACCATCCACGTTGAACACCGGAACACGCTCACCCGGAATATCCTCCAGGGCGGCATTCCTGCCGTTCTCCCACGCCTGCCGAATCGCCTCAGTCACCATCACCCGCGACTCACCATGCAACCGATCCAGGATGCGTTGCACACCCACCCGAACCGGACCGACTTTGATGATCATGCGGGCAGCCCAATTCGCACCCGTGCCCCGCTCCCCCTGCAACGACTTGGCGAGAAACCGGTAGAGTTGTTCCTCGCCTGCCGCATACAGGGCGACGATCTTCGCGGCTATCTTGTCCCCGAAGCTGGGTGTTAGTGGCATCGACTATTCGCCGTCCAACTCTTCCCCATCGGCACCCATGTCACCCTCGGGGCGGGTCGGCGGCTCAAACTCAGCTTCATCAGTACCGCCGCCGAACGTGGGAGTATCGAACTCGGAAGGCATATCGTCCAGCTTTCGATCGTCCTTGATGCGCTCCAACTCCTCCTGCACCTGATCGTTCGACCAGTTCGGCCAAATCGTCCGCACCCTGGTTTCTGTGGATGCGGAACCCGAATCGAACCAACGCGCCACCATCTCCGCCACCTGCACCGGAGTCTGATCCTGACGCACCGGGAACTTCATCTCCGGATTCGCAACCACCTCGAACGGCGTTTCCCGCTCATCGGCGTACACCACTGCATCGAGTTCGAGCATGGTGCGGGCAAGTTCTTCCATCCCCGACCGCCAATACCCGATCTTCTTGGAACGGGTGCGGTTGGACAGATCCTTGCGGGCGTTGATTTCGGTTGCGGTGACTGCGGACGACATTTCATCGTCACCGAAGTCGGACACGGAGTAGCCGGCGCCGACGAGGATGCGGGTCATGAGATCCTTCACCGTGGCGTGGTGTTCGGCGTAGCGGATCGTGAACTGCTGCGCCTCCACGAGGCTACGGGTCGGATCATCACCCAAACCGGGGCGCGGAACCGGGGTGTAGACGGGCTGTTCGGGGTCGAACGACGCGCCACGACCAGGGCCATTGTCTTCGAGTGCTTCGGCATCGACGAACAGGCGGGACTTGCCGTGGTCAATGTCCCGCATCCACGACGTCCACGCTTCGTCGAGAGCGTCGAACAGTGGCTCAAGCCCGTCGTAGTCGGAGCGTCCGAGTAGTGAGAGGCCGGGGATGCTGCGCCACATGCGACTGGGCCGGACGTTCGGCACATAGGCGGCGGTGAGACCTTTGACACCGGTCGGGATGCGGCCCTCTGCATCGACGAGGTCTGCTGCCCATTCCGTTTCGGTACGGTCAGTGAGCGGCATCAACCTGCCGAGGGTGTCTGTTTCGCCCTTGTAGAGGCCGTGTTCGATGAAACCAGGCGAGTGTCGTTCCAGGTGGCGCCACACACCGGACTTTTCGTCTTTCCATTCGGTCCAGAACGTGACCGCAGCGAGCTGCCCGTACCGCCATTCGGGGATCGCACCATCCGCACCCACCGCGGACAGCATGACTTTGCGGGTCACATCCTTATCCCACCACAAGCGCAAATACACGCCGCCGAGTGCGGCCTGAATCTCCGCGGCCTCCAACAGGGTTGCGTTCACATCAGACGATTCGAGCAACACCTCAAGCCGCTTCTGCGCCGCCTCGAACTGCGCCTTTCCGCCCTTCACATCCGACTCTGCTAGCACCCACTGCGGCGGCTGAGAAAACAGCAGATCCGCGCCCGTACGCGCAATATCCGATGCCGCCGGCACATGGATGCGCTTCGATGCCTGCTGCATCGGACGCCCCCAGAAGAACCGTGCCACCCGACCGACGATGCCACCCGCATACTGCGAGGGTCGCGCGTGGGCTCCGGGCTGCGAATACCACTCGTACAACGCATCAGTGTCGTTGGAGAACCAAGCGTTCCAGAGTTGGAATTGGTCTTGTGCGGTGTCGAACGGCTTCGGGGGCCACGGTGCGCTAGTCGAACCTTCGGGAAGACCCATGCTGAACTCCTGTTAGAGAACTAGCGCCCTGGCACGCTATGAAATTGTGGAAAAACGAACGTGGAAACTAGAGGAATGCCATGTCGGACCAGCCCAGCGGGGAATGCTCACCCACCAGATACGTCAAAATCCCGGAACGTGAGAACTTCCCGGTTTTATCGCGCAGCCACTTGCTGCCCCCGTCAACGCTGGGGGCCTGAAACACCGTGCACGACCCCATGTCCCAGCACGCAAAGTGGTGTTTGTGTGCCGTCTGCCATATCTTCGCGCGATGTGCTCCAGCATCGCCACGAACCTGGCCGTTCAGCCACTTTTCAAACCCGGACGCATCACTACCGGGGATCTGATGACCGTGGTTGAACGCCATAGGAACTCCAGCCACGACCGGGTACACGTTCATTTCGTCGTGCGGGATCGTCCACTGCACATGATCGAACGCTTCATGCCCGGACAGGACACGCCGCAACGTTTCCGCGAGGAATCCGCCGGCGTTATCGGAGTCGTCGGTGCGGTTCTTGTTCGTTCCGAGGCGTGCCATTGTGCCGTGGTTGCACAAAACTGACACGAACTGCGCCTTGTCGAACTGGGGGAACAGTGTGCGGGCATAGAGTTCCCACATGTCGAGCGCGAAGTTGTACTGCTGCCGGGTGTTCAGCTCCACGGAGAACAGTTGGTTGGCGTAGGAGCCGTCGCAGCCTTCGATGGGGTCACCGTTGTTGGCGATCACGATTTCGGTGATGTTGTGGTCTTCGCGCATGCGGTCGAGCCAGGCTTGCACGTTTTCGAGACCATCGGTGAGCCGCTGCTGGGTTGCCGCTACCCCGGTGTCGCCGCCTTCGTTCTTGCCGCCCTGAATGTCTGCGAGGTTGACGACCGCGGCAACCGGGGTGCCGTTCCTTGATGGGGTGCGGGTCGGGACCGTCCATGAGCGGAGTGCGGCACGACGCTCATCAACCTCGGCATCCGACAGGCGTTGCTTAGGCTTCCGCCGGAACCTGGCGCTGTACGAATACAACTGCACCACATCACGGTCACCGTCGGCGGTGCGGCGGGACTGCTGCCACGTGCTCATCCGCACCGTGTCGTCGACAACCTCGAATTCGGCTGCGCTCATGTTGAACAGCGCGAACACCGCGGACCAGTCATCGTTGACCGGGGAATCCACCACGACGTTGTTGACGCTCGCGCCATCGGGCGTTACGTCGATTGAACCCTTGTTTGCGGCCTGATCGATTGGGGTGCTGTCGAGGTCGTCGGCAAGGCTCATGATGCGGCCCCGCGGTGGCAGGAGCATCGACGCTGGCAGTGATCCTTGAATTGGGTTAGTCCTGCGTCGAGTCCGTATTTGGTGCAGCGCCGGTAGAGGGCGCTCATGTGTCCTCCGCTGGACAGGAACTCTGCGAAGGCTGCGTTGTCCCGCTCGTCTTGCGTGTTGAGCCATTCTGCGGTGAGGCAGGGGCGGGAGCGCCGCTTGGTGGCTAATTCAAGTTCGTCAGCGAGGGACACTCGACATCCTTTGGATAGGGGTGTGCGACAACACCAGTGTACCAGCCACGTTTACAGTAATCAGGCAGCCCAAATGTGGGCGATATCCTCAGGCTTGAACGGCCACTTCGCGTTCTTGCTGGCATTGCACGGAACGCATGCAGGACGCGCGTTTGAAGGCCAGTTGCTACCGCCCTTGGACAGTGGCTTCACATGGTCCGTGACCGTCGCCTTGCCTCCGCAGATCCAGCAACGACCACCGTAATAAGCCCACCGTGCATTCAACTGATCCGTCGTCATGAATCCCGGCGCGTTCTGCTCGCGAGCGCGCCGGTTGCTCTCAGCCGCTCGCGCGATCTGGCGGTACTTTTCGGGGTTATTTGCGACGAGTCGGCGTTGCTTCTCGCGTATCTTCTCCGGGTATCGCCTGGAGTAGTTCCGTGAATATTCGGTCGACTTACCTGGGTTCGCCCGAAGCCAGCGCCGCTGCTGCTCGTAGATCTGTGGGCGCCTAGCCTTCTGGTCTTCGCTGATGCACTGCGCGCATAGGGCTGTCACCCCACGTGCCCGGTCCCTACTGGTGTGGAACTTGTCAAGTGGAAGCATCTTCTCGCAACATGGGCACCATGAGCACCCTTCTGGGTACTCGCGCAGGTGCCCGTTGATTGGAACGTCCGACTGCACATCTCCGGTGCTGTACCACCGCTGATAGTGCGACCGGCACCAGTCCCGGCTGAATGACGGGCGGTCGCATCCATCTACAGAACATGCCTTGTTCTTCTGGCTACCGTTCACCTTCAACGGCACGTCGGCGCGCACATCGCCAGTCTTGATGAGGCGATCGTAATGCCCGCTGCATAGACCACGGGTGCCGGCCTTGAGATCACATCCGCTTACTGTGCAGACTGCGGGCTTTTCTTTGAGCTTTCGGGCGCGGAGCGGAACATCCGCTTGAACGTCGCCCGTGTTGCGCCACCGCCGGTAATGACCTGGGCACCAGCCCCGTGCAATAGAGTCTTTCTCACATCCGTCAACAGAGCATGTAGTATCGTTGCTCAAGGTCGGGTACCTCTCCTGTAGGTCTCGGCCCAGGCCCCGGCAGTGGTGACACACTGCACGGGGCCGACTTGTTTGATTGTGGTGTTTAGTTTACCATGCTCGCCGGTTGACCGAACATGCACAGTGTCATGTCGTCCGCTTAGTGAGTACAGGATCGAACTCTTGGGGCTCTTCTGCGCTCATGACACGCTCGCCGCCGATATGCCTGCGCCACTTACGTTCCGTTGTAGCACAGGCATACCGAAGGCCGTCTGCGGCATGGTCGTTCTGTTTGATCGGCTTGTCTTCTCCACGTTCCGTTGCGACTGGGTCCCAGCAGTATTCCGGCAATTCATCGAGCAACCTATGGCAGTGATCGCTAATCTTAAGTTTATCCGTAGAGAAAAGTGAAGCTACCGTGCGGATGCCGTTTACGACATCATTCTTTGCCGCATACGATTTCAGCCCGTCTTGCTTCAACTGGACACGGAATGATGCCGCAGCTGGGTCAACAATCAGCGGGCCGACTGGAATATCTTGATTCGGCAAGTGATCTGTTTCTAGCCACGACTTTATCCCTCGCGATAATTGAGCGTCGGACCACCGCGCTTCGTTGTCGCCGGCTTTCTTGTACCACTCGTCCACGACGTACAGGCAGTTGTCGACGCCGAGTGCAAGCATGATTCCCGCAGTGGCATTCGTGGTGCCATAGTCGATTCCAGTCCCGAGAATGGATTTCATTTCTGGGAGTTCGCTTCGAGGAACTACATGCTTGTCCGGATCGAACATGTCATATACGCTACCCTCCGCTCCAATCCAAAATCCATTCACGTTGCGAGCAAAGAATATACCGGCATATTCTAGCTTCTTTTGCTCGATCCACTCTGGCTCAAGAGTCGGATTATCATCCATCGTGAAGTTCCAGAATCGATAACCAAGCTCGTCGCGCTTATCGATAAAACGCAGTTTTAGCCAGTGCCGCGAGCTTCCTGGGTTGGTCGTTGCAAAGAGACGCGAGCCTTTTACCGACAATCGGCCAAGTAGCTGATCCCAGAATTCCTCGGGGATTAGCGTTGCTTCATCCACCATTGCAAGGCAAGCAGTGAGACCGCGTAGCTTACCTTCGGCTCTGGCGTCTGAAGCGCCGATGAGGTGCACTGTACGTCCGACAATCGTGGCGACTGAAGATCCACGGGTGTGCTGCACCAGTGTGGACAGAGGCCCGAAAACTTTCGGGTCTTGCATCGGCTCGATGATGTTACGTTCGATGGTCTGCAACGTGCGACCGCAGATCAGTATGAGTCCTGTTTCTGGGGCGCTAACGACCGCCAGGAAGAACGCTACGATGCTCGCCGTGGTTTTGCCTGCACGGATAGCTCCCGCCCAAATCCCGACGGATACGCGGCCTGCGCCGTTCGGGTTTGGTTCGAGGGATTCGACGATGGATGCGATCTGTTTCGGTGAGAGTGGTAGATCCGCGAACGCATCGATGCCGGCGGTCACTCGTCGCCTTCGGGTTCGGCTGCCCGGTCCTTCTGTGCCACGTAGGCGGCTTTCAGCCCGTCCAGTAGCGTTCCAATCATCGATTCGGCTTCTACGCCGGCATCGCCCTTGGCGGCCTTCAAGGCTTCGATTTTGGCGAGGTCTTCGAGGCCGGTGAGTTTGGCTTGGCGTTCGAGAATTGCGAGTGCCCGATCGATCTTGAGTTGATTCCCACTGACTACGTCGTCCCAGATCGCTTCGAGCATGGAATCAAGCTGGAGTAGTTGTCGTTGCCGGAATTCTTCGGCGGCTTCACGCGGAATGTCTTTGATGGCGGCACTACACCAGCGCGAGACGGTGGATTGGTCGACACCATAGATGTCTGCGACGAATTGGAGGCTGCGGCCGGCGTTGCGGAGTTCGAGGGCATGGCGTTGTTTTTCTGCCATGTCGGTGCGTTTTTCGATGGATTGGGTGTGGCCTCGGCGTGGGGGCATAGTCGTGAACCTCCTGGGTCCGTGTATGCGAAACCGCACGTGCCTCCGGGGCTACGTGCGGTCGGTGTGATTCCTGGCCTGATTTATGGGGTTGTGCAGATAATCAGGAGCTAGTCGTCGCGTTTTCGCTCTGAGGGCGCATAGCCGTAGGCCATTTTGAAGATGTTGGCGGTGAGTCCGTCCACCATGTGTTCGGGTACGCCGTGTTTGCGGAGCTGGTTCCGGAGTGTTGTGAAGGGATGTGGTGTGCCGTACCACCGTTTCCGGCCCTCTTCGTAAGCCCACCAGCGCTTTAGTCGTGCCGCGTTTCCGTCGCCAGGTTTCGGATCAGCCATCTCTACCTCCTGCCAAGTTGCCTGACGCGGATCTCGTCTCGTGCCGACTGGTCGAGGTACGCGCCGTCGAGGGTGATGTATTCACCGATCGTTAGGCCGCGGATCGAACCGCGCCTAATTGAGGTTGGTGATACAACATGCCAGTCGCGGAATGTCTCGCGCTCGCTCTGGAATTCACGTCCAGCTTGGACACTTGGTGCAACGATAATGTTGGTCACTGGTTCTCCACGTTGGCGTTTTTGGGTTCTCGTTCGGTGTTGTAGCGGTCCAGCAGCATGTCGAATGCCACCCGGTAGTCGCCTTCGTTTTCGTCACCGATGTTTCGGTCGTGTGTGCGCATGGCGTGCACGATGCGAAGGTCTTCGAGGGCGCTCATTCGTCTGCCTCGTCGTCTTCGTAGTCGAAGCCGAGTGCGCTGATGGTGAAGTGCATTCGGGCGAGTTCAAGCATCCCGAACGCCTCCACGAGTGATAGGTCTTGGTTGGAGGCGTCGAGGGCTTCGACGGTGATGTAGTCTTCGCCGTCTCTGGTGGCGATGCGGCGTTGAATGGGTGATGGTGCCGAGCACAAGGTCGGTGTCGTTGTCGGCCATGCGTGGTCTCCCTTGTGCCCGCGGGCGGTTACTTCTGTTCGGTGTTGTCGGCGTGGAGGCCGATGAAGTGGGCGAGTCCACCACCTGTGATCATGCGTGCGAGGGTGTCGTCGTCCATGTGCTCGCTGCTGGTGTCAGTCATGGGTGTGTTCCTTGGTGTGGGCGTTGAGGTTGCGGGCGATGTGGAGCCGTGCACGGGCGACACGCACTTTCTCGCAGGCGCGTTCCCGCATTGCCACGGTGCTGTCGGGGTCGGCGAGAGTGTCGGCGTACACGAACTGCGCATCGAGTAGCGCGGCATCTAGTGCTGCCACGTCATTCATCGTCGCTGCATTCCTCACAGAACGCGTCGTGCATGGCTTGGTTGACGACTTGTGTGGCGGTGGTGAGCGCGACGTGTTCCATGTCGAGCATGTCCCCCCCGCGTGGGGGGAGGTAGATGTCGATGTGCAGGAACAGAAACCGCAAACTGAACGTCATCGCTCACCCCACGAGGCGATCTCCTGGTGCTTCGCGCTCTCCACGAGGCGCTTGGCTTCTTCAATTGCCAACAGGAACTCGGAGACCTGACTGCCGCGGGTTACCCCGTTCTTGGCGAGTTCGTTGATAATGAGCGCTTCGAGCACGGCGTCACGAATCATCTTCGCTTGGCCCTTCGGGTTGAGGCTCACTGATCCAGGACCTTCTTTGCGTAGTAGTAGGTTCCGGCGGGCGCCTGGAACACCACGTCTCCGTTGAGGTAGGCGATTACTCCGTCGTCATCGCCGTTGATGCCGTGTCCGATGTCTACGCGGTCGGCGCGGAAGTCGATGATGCTGCCCCATTCACGGTCGCGGATCGCAACTTCCCACTGTTCGCCCTCAGGCTCGGGTGTGGATGCGCTGGCTGCCTCGGAGGTGATCTTGTTCGGTCCGTCATGCCCACCGGCTCCGACGATCACGTCTACGTTCGCCTTCGCGTCACTGGCGTGAAAGTGTGCGGTTCCTCCGCGTCCGCCGTTCAGTCTCGACTTCTGGAGTGTGGCGAAATTGCGCATCGCTTCGTCAACGTTCGCAACGTGGAAGTGGTAGTCGCTGTCGTCTGTGCTGGCATATTCGGGCTTGTCGACTCCGAGAGTGTTGAGCGCGTCCTGCACATCATCGAATCGTTCTCTGGCGGCGCGCTTGCTAGCGGATACACTGCCGGTTTCGACCTCTGACTCGATGGAGTCTGCGATCGATTCGGCGGATTTTGCGATGTCGACACCAATCATGTTTCCGACAAGGCTAGCAATTGCGATGAAGGCTTCTCGGTCGAACTTCGGGGTGTTGCTCACGGTTCTACTCCTGGTGTAGTTGTGAGGGGCTTACAGTGCGGGCAGTGCAGGCAGTGGCGGGAGTGCGGGCAGCTGTGGCAGTTCGATGACGGGCAGGGGTGGGAGCTGCGGGAGCGGCGGCGGCACATGATCGAGGATTGGTGCCGGCACGTACGGCTCCACGTGATCGGGCACGTACACCGACAGTGGTCGTTCGACGTACGGCTCGGTGAGGTTGGGGAGTGGCGGCACATCGGGCAGCGCAGGCACCTGGTAGTCGATGACATCACGCAGGTCGGGCGCGAACGGAATCTGTCGCTGTTCGACGGGTGGGATGAACGGGGTCATCGGGCCGGCGGGGATAACGTGCGTGCCACTGCGGGGTTCGGGGCTATCGGGGAGGTGATACCCGTGCTTGTACCAGTACCCTGCGGGGGCGTCGATGAGCCCGAGCGGATCTTGGAGCGGCTGCGGAAAATCGCACACCGGGTCACCCTGCACGCACTGCTGATACACCTTCGCTTCACCCATCGATCCACGTTCGTTTTTCATCGAATACCCGGGCAGGAGTCCGGGGAGAACTACTTCGATGCCGGTGTCGGGATGACGCGGGTCGGCGTACAGGTCCGCGGAGATGTTGGTGTTGGATTCGCCGGCTGCGGTGCGTTCTTCGAGAGCATCACCGATGACTGCCGCCCCTTGTGAATGCCCGACTAGATGTATGTGTGCGTCGGGGCATTCGCGGCGCACAGCGTTGATTTCAGCCTTGGTTGCGTCGATGCCTGCACGTCGTGACTGGTCGTACGGGTACGGTCCGATGGGCCAAATGCTGCCGGGGTAGTCGATGCGCCGAAACTCCGCACCTTCTGCGATCCACGGATCGGCGTGCTGTGTGACGAGCGACGGTGTGTGGCCTACGCTTCCGGTGCCGTCGACGCCGATCACCACCGTGTGCGGGCAGGCTCCCGCCGATGGTGCGGTAAACAGTTGTATGAGTCCGGCGAGAAGTGCTAGCACGAGCACAGTCAAGGTGTGGCGCATGATGTCCTGGTTTCTCGCCGGGTGGCGTATTCGATTGTGTTTATCGTACAGGTATATGGCAAACGGCTGTGGCCCGTGCACACGGGTAGCGGGCGTGTGCACGGGCGGGCGGGGTGCGCGCACAAGGGCAGCGTTCTTCCCCACCACGGCGCTGCAAACCCTATCCGGGGGCCACGAACGGATTGTGGCACTACAGATCGCCGTTGGTGTGTGCGGTTTTGGTCTAGGTGGTCCGCTGAACACCTGTTGGTGGTCCCACGTTCCTGGTCGTGGGCACGCAACCCGAAGGCTGCCAAAAACTATGCGAGCGAGTCGATCCGGTCAGGCTTGTACCCCGCCCAGTGATCTCCGCCGGCAACGATCACGGGAGCCTGCGAGTATCCGAGACCGAGCACGTAGTCGCGGGCCGCATCGTCCTGCGTGATGTCGATTTCGGTGTAGGCGATCTTGAGGTTCTTGAATCGCCGCTTGCTAGCGTCACACTGAACACAGCTGGGCTTGGTGTAGATCGTGACGGGCTGGTCAGGCAATGGTGTGCTCCTGGTGGGGTTGGATGGTGGAGAGGTTGACGGCGAACCGCACACCACGCACCTCTGCCTCGCAGTAAGGGATGGGTGTTTTGTGGATGCGGGCGATGCGGCACACGTGATGCATCCCGGGCGCAACCACTAGGTCGCCTACTCGGGGTGTGTATTCGGGTGTGTCGTCGTCGAACACGGTCGCCGCCTGTATTGAGTTGTGGGTGATATGGGTATGCCCCCAGACAAAGCCTGGGGGCGGTCTACGTCTGTGGGGCACCATGTGGTGCCGTAAGGCCGTGCACTGCACTGGCGAACGGGGCATAACCAGCTATCCACTGGCAGAGGCCGATCGTTCACGAGCTTGGTCGACCGCCGTGGACTTGAACCACGGATCTCCCGCACCGCTGCGGGTGTGCTTGGTTGGGGGTGACTGTTCGCCGTATGCGCGTCCGCTTCCTAGCCGTCCGCTCCCCTTGCAGTGTTAGCTGCCCTTTGCACCACGGTCGAGTTTGATGACCGAGTGTGCACGCGTTTCCGCGGTCGTCGTGCACACGCCCTGTTGATTCAGGCGCCAGCCACCCCTTGTCGGGATCGGGCTGTCGGTCTATGTGCTCCCCGCGAGATTCGAACTCGCACTACACCGGGTTTGAGCCGGTTCCCTCTGCCTGTTGGGGTAGAGGAGCAGGGCGGGCGCCAGTGGAGGTCCAGTCCCTACGCCCGCTATGAAGTTGTCAGCAGTCTGCGCTGGCTGCCGGGGCTGTGAGCGCCTGAAACCGTGTGTGCGACTACCCTTGCGGGTGTTTACGTCGCGGAGACTTCCACTCACAACCACTTCCCCACTTAACCCTGGGGCAGGGTAGCTATGCGCGTTGTTGCTGTGCAGGTCAGGCGCCCGCTAAGGGGACTTCGCAAAGCCTCTGCACCATCAGGCAGTCGCGCCCCTGCCTGCTCTGTAATGCCTCTGTGTTGTTGTCAAAGGTGGTGGCGGGTGCAGCGCCAGCTCCCCCACCATCGGGTTCGTGGCTGGGCTTTGAACGGAAAGGTGCGTTCTTTCACACCCGCCACCCGATCAATCTCCCATGAACACCACGCAAGTATACCATGCGCGCACACAGCAACCGCGTTGACTAAACCGTGGTGTTGCGTTCATGGAACCACTTCCGCGCACCGATCCAATACACGATGCCGTAGCCGATCGCAGACAGAATGAACCCGTACTGGGCCGTGGCAATCGCATAGGCGATCCACAAGAGTTGCGCTGCGAGCCCGAGCGCGAATCCCCACCACAGTTTCCGCGTGGTGACGTAGATGCCCACGATGCCGATGGTGGCGAGCATGATGGACCACCACACGGGGATCATCGGGCGATCACGTCCCTTCGCCGCTGCTGTTCGCGTTCCATGTAACGCCACACATCATCCAACTCCCCGATCGTCGGGGTCCTGGTGACGAGTGTGGGGGCCGGCGCGATCCTGTCCGCCCACCGCCGCAACTTGTAAGCAACCTGTGCACGCATACACACCCCACGTGGAGGTGGAACGATTCGGGCGGTAGAGACAGTTCTGCCGCAAAGCAAGGTTACCACACTTGCACACGGTAACCATTACCGGAACCCATCGGCCAGTGTCGGAAGCTCCGTACATCCGTGTCGGAACTTCCGAGATTTTCCGCGCGTCCGCTCTGAATTTCCTTGCGAAACCGGAAACTGGGCCTGGCCTGCGCAAACGCCGATACCAGAGGAAAATCCTCCGGAAAACCCGGAAGATCGCTGGAAGCCGACGTTTACCCCACGCTTACCCCTCCCGAACCCTAAAAACCGCCACTGACCAGCACAAACAAGCCCCAACCTCTCTTTTCCACGTCTCGATTGCCAACGTTCCAGCTGGAAAACCGGACGTGGAACACGAAAACCGACCCGCCGTGCTTTGGGCAGACTTCGGCCTCCCGACAACCCGTAGGGTTCCCGACCCGTGCGGGCGAGTGCGGTCTAAAGCGATCCCGCTTCGCTACGCTACGCGGGGCGTATGTGAAAACCATCCATGTGTATTGCCGATGGTTGTTCCGTGGCGGTGTTCGGGTGTGGTGAACTACTTGAACCGCTTTGCGGTTCCGCCCCGCAGGGGCGCATGGAAGGTTGCGCTTCGCGTGTGGTTACCTTTCAAGAAACAATTTTGGCCTCGGATTCCATACCCAAATCTTCTGTGACGCTAATCACATTCGGGAAGGTTGGCGGAATATGGCCCTGACCTGCATAAACGTTGCCTAAACACGACAATGCCCCCGACTCGCGCAGGAATCGGGGGCATCGAGCCAGGTAACTCAGTCCATCATCGCTCGCTCTTCACGCTCACGCGCATCCTCGGCCCAACCCTCGGCGCGCACCATCCACTCGCGCCACGTCTTGTTCCAATCAACCCGCAACCCACGAAGTCCGACCTGCTTCGGGTAGTACTCCATGAACTTTCGGTGCGACTCGTTGATGTCAATCAACAAGCAGTGCTCAACGACCCAAGCTACGTTGTCGCGACTCGGAGCAAAATCGGCCGGCAGGCGTGTTGCGTTCGGGGGCGGCGTGTACCTCCCAGTTGACTTCGTCGTACGCATTGGTCGATCCACCTTCGGCATGGGCGCCACACTCTTGCTCTCATCTGCAATCCTGCGCTTTGCGAAATCGTTGTCGGCGCGCAGACGTGCATCCCACGCGCTCTTCCATCGCTTGCGTCGCTTATTTGTGCGAATAGCATCCTCAACGAACATCCCCGTGCATTCCTCCACGTCGATGTGCGTGTACTTTCGGCGAGCTGCCTCAAGGTCACCGCTTCCGGGCCACCAATCGGCAGGGAGGTAGCACATTCCATCGCCAACGTCGTCTGGCGCCAGCTCCGGGCATGTCACGTTTTCGTTGAAGTTGATATTCCACATCGGTCGCTCATCGATGATTGCGGCCTTCTCAGCCGCCTCCGCTGATTCGCGATCAGGAAAGTGCTCCATGCGGGTGGAATAGACCTCGTGCCACCATGTTTTGTCCATGTGCTGAAGCCACCGGGCGCCTGGATCGTAGGCGATGCCGATGTAGAGCAGTGTTCCATCCTCACCGAAGTGGCGGTACAGGACGGTCCTGCGCTTGTTTACGGTACGATGGTCTCGTGACATGAGGATATGCCCCTTGTGTCGCGTTGGCCGTCGGCGAATGCAACTCGCCGGCGGCCAATGTGCTTATTGAGTACGAACTCAGTATAGCGGTTGAGGCAACCGTATGCGCGCGTGGTAACTGGGTAAAAGTGTGACTTGACCTGCGTATACATGACAACAACACGTCGATGTGTGTACGTCCGACACGCGCACAATAGGTCCCGGTCGAGACCCATTCCCGCCCGGACAGCGCGAAGCCCCCACCATCAGGCAGGGGCTTCGGGGTCTCGAGTTCAGTTCGCCCAGAGTGCGGCGTGCTCGCGCTCCGCGACGATGCGGATGTTCGTGGCGTCCGCTGCGACCTCGCGGCCATCGATGTAGAGGATGCCCATGTTGTTGGCGGCGATGTGAGCGATGAAGGTGTCGACAGTCCAGTTTTCGTCGCGGCGCTGCTGGTCACGGCGGGCGGCGAACTGTGCCTGGCGGAGGAGCTTATCGGTGATGCTGTAGCCGGTGATCTTGGCGGCGCAGGTGCGGCCGTAGTCGTTGCCGTCGGAGAGCTGGAAGACCTTGCCGAGGGTGCGTCCGCAGCAGTGGCACTGGCTGCTGGCCTTGGTGATGCCGGTGAGGGTGAGGTTCGCGGTGGCGGTGGCGTTCATTTGTGGCTCCTTCGTCGTTGTGTATCTACACCTTAACTCTAAGTGTGGGTACACGTCAACTGTTCGAGCAGAATCCGTCACCCCACCCACTCGTACACGGGCGCCGGGTCGCCGTACTCCCACCGGCCACCATTCGCCGCAGCCACCAACATGTGCCGGCGCGCACACTTCCGCCACACCGGATGCCCATCCGCCCCCACAATCGCGGCTCGCGCCGCATCCAAGTCATCGAACCCGAGTGCTTGGTGTATCGCGTATGCGAGCGCCTGCATCGGGCGTCCCGTGCGCGCATCGACATCGATGATGTAGCGCTGCTGCGTGATCCACGCCCCCATCACCCCGCGCAGCGCCTCCAGAGCATCCCGGTCGGGGTCTGCGGCGGCGAGGTACATCCACCGTTTCGGCGCGATGGTGACCTCGCCGAATCCGAATGCGGCATTGTTGGCCGTGTCGGTCATCAGCAGCTCCCGTCGCAGTAGCAAGCCCCGCACGTGCCGCATTCGTCGGGCGGATTCCACGCGCACCCGTAGATGGCGTCTCCGTCCGCGTCCACGGTTGCGCCACATTCGGCGCACTGCGGGTTGTCGTTGGTGCTCATGGTGTCTCCTGTCGGTAGAGATGCGATTGCCCGCCACTGTGGAAGCTGGCGGGCAATCCGGGCGGGTTACTTGACCCAGGTGAAGAAGTTGTCTGCGTCGCGGTGCAGGATGGCGGGGCGTCCGGTCTTCGGGCTGATGATGTCGCGGAACGATCCGAAGCTGTAGGCGCGGTACAGGCCGTTCTTCTTGAGGCAGTCCAGGTCGGTGACGTGGTATTCGGCGCCGCGCTTGCCGGTGAGGCTGATGTATTCGTAGGGCTCTCCGTCGGAGTTGGTCATGTTTTCGATGGTGAGGATGTATTCGCTCTTGCCGATGGTGATGGTCTGCATTTTGGGGCTCCTTCGTTCTCGGTGTGTAGGTACACCGTAACAGTCGATGCGGGTACACCGCAACCCCTACCGCAGAATTAACCTCGGACAGCGCGAAGCCCCGGCCACCAACAGGCAACCGGGGCAACACACGACGGGCGTTACGCCACTGGCGGCGTGATCCTCACACCTCTCGGCGGCTTCGTGTACTTGCGGAGGGCTTCACGCACCACATCGGACACGTGCCGGCCCTCGGCTTCGGCGCGCTCCCGGGCGGCGTCCCAGAGTTCGTCGGGTACACGCACGTTGCGGAGTGGGGTTTTCATTCGGGGTCCTTGGGTTGGTATCGGGTGAGGATGGCTTGGGCGAGGGCGCACAGATCAAACCGGCCATCGAGGTGTGTCGACATGATCAGCTTGGCGTCCACATAGTTGTTGCGGTCGGTCTCATCTGTCAGGAGCGTGTCGGCGATGAATCTAGCCAATTCGCGGTGCTGCATGATGCCTCCAAAGCGTGCCGTGGGATGCGTTACCCGCATTATGCGCCGATCCTGGTGCAATCTCGAGTCCTAAGCGTGCCGGCACACTCACACACCACCCTGAATGGCCCGCACAGCGGACAGAATCGCCCGCCCGAACAACCACGCCTCCGATGCTGTCATGTCGTCATACAAACCCACATCCACCACACCGGTGTCGCTGGCGAACACGTTGTCCACCAACCCATCGAACCGCCGCCACCCATCCTGCTGCTGATCCACCGGGGCGGCAGGAATCAGCATCCAACCTTGGGCTTCGAGGGCCTGTAGCGCAGCCTCTGGGGTGTGCTTCCGTTTCGCCACCCGCAGGGCTTCGAGGGCATCATCACCGTGGATCACAGGTCACCGTCCAATGCGCGTCGGATGAGAGCGGCCGGCTCGCGCGCAGGCATCTCCAAGTCGCCAACAGACTTGAGATCATCGGCAACGTCACGGACTCTGGTGATCTTGGCGCGCAACTCACGGTTCTCCGCCTCCAGCTCTGCCATTCTGGCAGCCCTCTGGTCTCCTCGAAACAGTTTCATGCGTTGTCCTTTGTGAGTGCTGCGATCAGATCCGTGGGGTCGATGGAACCGCACTGCCGGTCCGCATGCTCCGCCACCGCCCGAATCTCCGCCAGTGCAGCCCGCAAACGCCGGTTTTCCTCAGCCACATCGTTGTATAGCTCGTGGAATTGGTCGCGTTCCGCTTCGACAGCGGCGTAGTGGCGTTCCAGCATGCCGTATTCGTGGGCGTGTTGGCGGGTGTAGCCGGCGGCGAGGATCGCGTCGGCTATCCCAGTCCAGGTGTCGCGCTGCGCGTGCAGTTCGAGTATTTCGGCGAGTTCGTCTCGTTCGTTCATGTCGTTTCCTATCCAGGTGTGTCGTAGCCGTATTACGCAGCCGCAAACATGGTGCGCTGCGTGTTGATCCACTCCCGCAGGTTCAACTCCTGCGCCCACTCGAACGTCGTATCCTGCCCGTCGTTCTGCCGTAGCGCGATCAGGTGGACGCGGAGTTCGGTGTAGTCGCGGTCGACGTGATCCATCGACAAATCGCGGGCGATGGCGAGCACCGAAATTCCTTGCGGGTTCGCGTCACGGTCGAGACGGTGTGTGCCAGCTCCGTTCAGGCAGCCGCAGTCGATCATGAGGGCTTCCCGCTGGTCGTAGATGCTGGCGAGGTCGCGGGTGGAGTCGCAGCAGAACTGGGCGTTGTCAGGGACGGGCTGGAAGGTGTTCATGGTGTCGCCTTTCCGATCGTCGCGGGTTAGAGGTTGTCGGGGTGTAGGAGGCCGCGCATGTCGAGGAGTTCGAGGAGAAGGTCGTAGATCGGGGTCATGACGGAACCTTTCAGGCGGCGAGCTTGGCTTCTTCGCGGGCGATACGGCGCAGCAGCGAGTTACGCACGCGGTGCAGGTCGTTGATGTCGCGGACGTAGGCGGGAGGGTTCGCGATCTCGCTGTCGACTATCTTCAGGTCGATGCGGAGGCTGGCAAGCTGGTTCATCTTCGGCTCCTCGGTTCGTTGTGTAGGTACACAGTAACACCCGATACAGGCACGGTCAACACCCGACGCCGGAGCGGCCACCAACAGGCCCACACACGCCCGAGAACGCGCCGCCCACCCAATCCCCCGCCGCCGCACCGGCGAGCCGCCCACGGGCCATACGGGCACCCGCAACACCCAACCCCGCAACGCAACGATGCCCCGAACCGAAGTCCGGGGCATCGTTGCTGTGGGCTAGTTGGCGAGCTGCGCCCGCTCCACGAACTTGCGCCCCATGCAGCCGTGCGCCGCAGCCGCCAGGCGAGCATCCCGCTCCGAGCCGCGGATACCGCCGCCCTTGCCGCAAGTGCAGGCGAACGTCCACGAAGCAGGGGCGAAGTCGTCGGCGGGATCGAACGCGACGTAGGCGGTGTGCGCGGCACCCTTGGCGGGGGCGGCGACGGAGGCGATGAGAGCGAGGGTGGCGGTGAAGGTGGTCATTGGGTTCTCCTTAACTCGTTGTGTAGGTACACCGTAGCTGGCGCCAACCCGAGATGTCAACCACCCACGTGGACAGTAACCACCTATGGTCACGACGGACAGGTCCGCACATCAACCCACCTGATCCCCTGCGGCCCCGCATGCGCGCGATGCGCCAGCGTCCACGCCCGATGCTCCGCGAAATCCAACGCGATATGCGTATCCAACGCCGGGTTCGCGGGCGACGGCACCTGCTTGATGCGCATGTGGAAGCGTTCGCCGCACACACATTCGGTGACACTGTAGGTGATCACGTGTCAACTCCTCGTCGATCATGGAAACGACGATGGCCCCCAACCAGGAGGTTGGAGGCCATCGCTCGGTGTTCAGCAGCCGTGGGTGTAGCGGTCCCAGTCGTAGCCGCATGCCCGGCAGATCGTCTTGCCGTCGCGCACAACCCGGTTCGCGGGCTTGTCGTGCTGGGCCTTCATCTCGGCGAGGAGTTGGCGCTGGCTGACGGTGGTGGCGTACTCGATCATTTCGAACCCTCTCTGTTGTTGTGTGGGTACACCGTAACAGTGGATGCGTCCATACCGCAACTGTTGATGTGGGTTCGGGCAATTCCCGCTGTTCAGTGGCTACTCCCAACGCCGGCGCGCATCCGGTATCCGCACCGGATAGTTGTCGTAGATGTCGAGATCCACCACCAGCTCGGTAGCGACAGGCGCCAACTTCACCCACGCCTGTAGTGCCTCACACCGCACGTACGGCACACCGCCCGCCTGCCCGCACCGCCACACCACATCCGCCAGACTCGTGCAGGGTTCGAGGGCGATGTCACCCGGCCGCCACACCGCCCTCGCCCACAAGACTAGCTCCCGAACGGCACGTCAGGAACATCCTGCATCGTGTTCGGCGCGATCTTCCGCAACTCGGCGAGAATCAGCCCGGCAAGCTCACGGATCTCCGCATCCGCCGCCACATGCCACCGCATCCGAATCACATGCTTCCACGCCCGCAGATTCCCCGTCACCACCATCGGACTGTCGGTCATGTTCGGCATCACCGCGCGAGCAGCCTCACGCGCCTGCTTACGAGGCCAACCCTCATCAGTTAGTTCGTCAACCAGCAGTCGGTACGCTTCCTTGGACTGCTCCCAAGCCCTCTCGAGGATCGCACCACCATCACCGATGCTCAGCGCCGGCGGAACATGATATCCAAGATTCGAAGCGTCCACGTACCGCTGGGAGACGACCGAGAACGACAGGTGACGATGCCGCTCCAACTCCGCCAGAACCGAACGGGAAGCATGGATGTAAAACGTCGCGGAACCATGCTCCTCGATGCTCTCGTGCCCAACCTCGTGAATATGGTCCAGATAGCCCGCGTTGGTGGCAGTGTTCGGGTTAGGGCGGCTCCACGACAAATAGCAGTTTCTGCCGGCAGCCTCGTGCAGTTCGTCGATGTCGGTTTCGAACAGATCGAACCGCCCATCGGGAAGCTCGTGCGCGTGTTCGCGGTAGCCGATCTCAGCGAGCGCGGCCCGGTCGATCTTCGTAGATGCGATTAGTCGGGCGGAAATGGTGGTCACTTGTCTCCTTGGGTGATGGTGATGGTGGTCGAGCCGTCCGCGAACTGCTCCACCGTGAAGTGTGGGCCGATCGGCCAATCGTAGGTTTCCTCCACGATGCCTCGTAGATCGGCGAGGGTGAGGGTGGTGGTGGCGCTGGCGAGCATGATGCTGCGAGACAGCCGAGCCGAGGTCATAGCTTGTCCTCGCACTGTTCCGCCAGCAGCATGTAGCCGATAGCGTCCGTGTGGTTGTCCCTCTTGGGCTTGTGTGATTCGCGGGCCATCTTGAGTAGCACCATCATGTTCGCAGCATCCCGCGCAGACAACTCCCTGCCGAGATACGTGGACCAGTAGGCGGCGATCCGGGGCAGGCTGTTTTCTGCGCCTTCCCCGTATTCGGTGGCGCGTGAGCCGGCAACAATCGACGCAGCCTCATCCAGAATGCTCGCCGACTTCTGCTCGCTGACGGTTCGTTCCTTGGCGCTCAGCTCTTGCTCAAGTCGCGTGATCGCCCGGCTAAGCTCGTGCACCCTAGCTATGGAAGAACTCAGCTTCACTTCGGAAGTGTCATCCATTACTCAACTCCTCGGCTCTCTTGCTGATCATCTCGACTAGATGCGACCAATTGAGAGGGCGCAACCCCGTATTCTCCAGTCCAACATCAATCGACCGTTCACCAGTCCAACGCCCATATGCCCCGTGCAGATGCCCGTGGACCAGGAAATCGCGGCCGTTATCGTGCAAACGTGCTTCACTGTGCCGCTCCACATCCCCACGATCCCCGCCGCCGAACCACGGAAAGTGCGACAACCACACATAGGTGCCGGCAACCTTGCGTCGGGCGAACGGCTGGACCGTGGTGAACACATCCGTGAACGCGCGGAAGTGCTTGTGCGAGTCCCGATGGTACGGGTTAACGCTGTCGTGGTTTCCTGTGATCAGGTGCATGGCGACACCGCGGGCTGCCGCGTACTCGTCGAGTAGTTTCAGTGCGTGGCGTTCCCCGGTGGATGAGCCGGAGGAGATGTCTCCGAGTATCCAGAGTTGGTCGCCGGATCGGGTGCAGGCGTGGAGGTTGCCGATGATTTCGGCGTCGTGTTCGTCCACGGTGGCGAATCCGCGGAGTTCGGCGACGAATCGGTGCCCGAGGTGGAGGTCGGAGGTCATCCAGGTGTTACCGGTCATTGTGTACGTCTCCTGTGATGGTTGCTTTGCCCTCCGGGCATTCGGCGCAGTCCGCGACCCGACCCCAGCCGTTGATGCGTCCCGATCGGTCCATGACGACTTGGGCGTTCCACCATGCGCTGCCGCAGTTGGCGCACACTAGGCCGTCGTAGGGTTGGCCGTCCGGATACAGCGGAACGAGGTCACCCATTGTGGATCACCGTGCGGAAGTGGAGCCGGCGCAACCTGTCCAAATCGCGGGCTTTGTCGGCTTCAGTCATGGCAAACAGCATGGCTTCACCCCAAGTACGGAACGCTTTCGTGCCTTCACGCGGGTGCGAGGCGAGCCAGCGGAATCGGAAACCGGGGTAGGAACGGACACGCCACTTCGATGCGGTCATGCGAGCAACTCCCAGTGCGATTGATTGCAGCGAGTCCCGCACACGCCGTACATGAGCTTGTTGATGGCGCTTTCGAACGCGGCCTTACGGTTCGCGTAGTTCATGGCCTGTCGCCACGTGCGGAAGTCCTGCACGCTGCGGTCGGTGGGGTCGCCCCATTTGAAGGCGGTCCAGGGGCGCAGGTCGTCGCCGATTGCGGCAACGCACCATTTGCCGTCAGGTGGATTCATGCGCCGTTCCTTTCGTGTGTGGGTTTGAGTGTACCCGCAATGCGGGTGTGGTCAACGTTTCTTACGATCCCGTGCCCGCGGATAGCCGAGCTGCACCAACACCTCCGGTACATGCGCATCATCAGGCACGATGGTGGAGGTGATGACCTGTCCGCGGCGGTAGACGGCGACAATCATGGTGTGTTCGTCGGGGAAATGCCGCACTTCGTACTCGTAGCCATGCAGATAGGCGTTCAACGCTGCGAGCAAGCGTTGGGTGTGCTGATTGCGGGGCAGAAAGCGAAGGATGAGGGCTACAGCGTCGTCGGAAAGATGAAAAGGCATACCAATGAGGTTTTCTCAGTAACGGCCTGCGTGCTCGAATTGCGTGAGTACGAGCGCCGCTTTGGTGATGGAACCGATCCTTTTGGGGCACAGGGTGATCCTGTCGAGTGCCTTCCATCGCGTGGTGAGCAGCGCAGCGGCACGTTCGCCGAGGCACCGCAGACTGGTCAGCAGCATGTTGCGGCAGACGGTGTCGGTGTCGAGGGTGTTGCCGTCGGCAGGGGCTTTCGTGGGCATGTGGATACCGATGCCGGTGCCCTGATAGCCCTGGTCGGCGAGGGTGAGCAGACCCTGCGCCGCGGCGGCGTACAGGGCTCCGGTGACCCGGTGTGTGCGGGCAGCGGTCAGATCGTGGGTGCTGCCCGGCAGCGCGTCGGAGACCCACAGCGGGAATCCGTCCGCGGTCGCCACGAACTGGATGTTCGCGCCGAATCGGCGGTGTTTGCCGGAATACCACAGGTGGATCGGGGTGCCTCTGCTGCCGAGGGTGGTCTCGGCGACCCGGTCGCTGGGGATGAGGGTGCCGTCGAGGATCACGTGGGTCTCGCCGGCGGCGAGGCGCTCGCGCAGCACGTCGGGCAGGTCCGGGGCCTGGGCGGCGAGCACGTCGATGCCTTCGTGCAGGTACCGGTAGCCGGTAGCGATCGAGATGCCGGCGTCGCGAGCCAGGGCGGTGAGCGCGGTGTCCTGCCGGAACCAGCGCAGCACGAGTACCGCCTGGGCGAACGCAGTCAGGGCCCGGCGGCCCCTGCGGGTACCGCGTGCGCGGCGGTCGGCCTGCAACAGTCGACACAGGTACTGGGCGAGCGGTCGAGGGACGTCGAGCGTGGCAGAATAGGTGATCACGTGGAGCCTCTGGTTCGTGGACTTGATCTTCGCAAATCCAGTCCTACCAGGGGCTCTGCGTCTCTTGGCGATCCGGTCCTGACACCGCCCAAGCAAGATCAACTCACTGAGAAAACCTCAATCACCTATCAGGTGTGGATTCGGTAACCAGTTCCCCCCTACAGATGCGACCTGTCGGTATCTAGACGAGACCAGCCGCCGTGAGCACACCAGCAATATCGGGCCTGGTGAAACCCGCAGGCTTGAGGATCTTCCCCGTGTCAGAGCGCAGCACCTTACCGTCCACGATCTTCGACAGATTCGAGCGTGTCACCTCGCCCGCACAGGCTCGCGCCGCATCCTCCCCCACCAAACCATCCAGCGCGTTCGCCGCATACTGCACCAGATTCGCCAGGTGGATCAGCGCATCGTCCAGCAGACCCCGGTCCTCCGCATCGAAATAGGCGTCCGCGGACTGTTCGATCGCCAACCGGAACCGCCGGCGCGCATCCCTGTCGTGCCACTGGCGGCGCTGCGCGATACCGATCAGGAACGTGGTGTCATCCCTGCCGTAAGCCAACCGTGAGCCGTGAGCAACCACCGTAATGTCCAGCAGCCCATCCACCACCTCCACGAGATCATCGTTGTCGTCGGCGTCGAGGTATTCGTTGATTTCCTCCGCCAACAGTTCGCGGCGAAGGTTGCGGGTGGCGGGATCACCCCAACCGAGCCCAGGCAATTGCTGAGCGGCTTCCATAAAGAGCTGTGTTCCGGTGAGGATGTCGGGAACAGTCGTCGTAGTCATCGGTACTCCACAGGGTTGAGGTAGTCGTACAGGTCTCGTTCGAGGCGTTTCGCGGCGATGTGCCGGCGGGTTTCCACCACCACCACAGCAATGCACGCGACCGCGAGAATGGCGAAAACAGCAGCAAGGTAGAGGGCGTCGGGAGTCATCGGTGCTTCTTTCGTTGGGGTTTGAGGTCGTCGAACCATTCGCGGGCAATCGTCGGACCAAGCGTGAGCAGCAACGGCACCCACCACGGGAATCTCATCGGTAGCTCAACCTCACTCCCGCGCGATGCAGCCGATACCAGCGAGCCCACGTCCGATCCGCGAAGTTCCACTCGTCGATGTCCAGCCACAAGGCGATGATCACGGCTCCGAACCCCACCGGCAGCACCAGCGTGCGACGCATGTACTCGTCACCACTCATCCACGGCAACAGGTTGTGGCGCACACCGTGGAAACGCCAGCCGCGATAAACCCACACACGGCCACGAAACGCGCGATACAGGTTCATGTTAGTTCCAGGTTCCGTGGCAGTTGTTGCAGTACCGGTACGGGGCACCATCCCCGTCGTGGAAGTGGAAGGTGTTGTGCCCGAACAGCAGGCAATATGCCTGATCCAACGTTTCGAGGGCGATGAACGGCAGGGTGGTGAGCAGCTTCGACATGGTTCAGTCCTCCGTGGGGAGTGTGTGCGCGGCGAGGAACAGGATCGCGACCGCCAACAGAATGAACGGGGCGGTGGCGAGAACGCCGGCGAGGATGACGGGCATGAAGTAGCCGGTGGCATCCGCGATGTAGGCGATGCTGGTGGCCCAGGCTGCGATGACGAAGGCGGCGAACCAGCGGTGGATGCGGGGGTGGTGGTTGCTTGTTGTGTTCATGGTGTTCACCATACGCGATGGTGTGGGTACACACAACCCCGAAAGCTGGTTGACACAACATTGCCCCCGACATGATCGTCGAGGGCAATGCAAACATGCAGGTCAGTGGCGTTTGCGGGCGTTCTCCGCCTCGCGACGCGCCACCGCTTCCCGCTTACGCGCAGCTGCGGCCTCCTCGACTGCGTCGTTCTCTGCCTTCATCAACGCATAGGCCAACCGGCCCGCCTCCTGCTTATCCAGCGCCCACACATGCACCGAACGTGGCGTCACCCGATGTGCGATCGGATCATCCTCGGCATCGAACTCCGCGCTTCCGACCTGTACGCGGAAGTTCCACGGAGTCGTAACGTTCACGCGCGTCGCATACACGTGGAACCCGTGGAGTGTCGGTCGCACGACTGCCCCGACGCCGAGACGCCACTGGGTGATCGACACGAGGCTCGACGAGCACGCCACTGGCACGTTGAAGTGGGTGAGCGCATCGCGATAGGTTGCATAGACTCCGCGCACTTCCTGGTCGTCGTAGTCGTTGCCGTGGACGATGAACACGTCCGTCATTCGAGGACTCCTTCGGGAAGTTCGCAACCCAGAGCGGACGCCAACAGGGCGAAATGCGACGGACCCCACGTGGTTTCACAGTTCGCGCACGTGCACCCATTCGAATCCACCTGCAACGCCGCCTGACGCACCCACTCCCCCGCAGAATCCCGCCGGCGAACCGTCGCCACCCCACACGAGGGGCAGGGGCTCACGAGGTCGAAGCGGTGTTTTGTGTCACCGTCGAGAAGGTTGTCGGCTTTCGCCACCCACGACCACAGGAATCGCGTTGCATCCTTGAGCCACTGGGCATCTTGCGGACGCCAACCCAGCTCCGCCAGGGCATGCAGGCGGTTGACGGTGGCATGATCGGGGCCGGTGCCGTCGTGGTGCCAGGTGCGGACTTCGCGGTCCACATCGTCGATCCATTGTTCGGCGTCGAGCCACAGGGGCGGGGTGGATCGCCAACCTTTCGAACCGGTGGTGTCCCGCACGAGTCCTGCGACTGAGTCGCGCATGGTTTGGTAGAGACTGTCACCTACCACGCGGCGCTGCCCGGTGTCGGTGTCGATCACACCGGAGCGTGTGCCGACCAGGGCGTGCACGGCGTCCCGGAATTTGTCGATGACGAAGGGTAGGCGTTCCGCAGTCTCCACAATCACTCCGTATTCAGTTGTTGGTGTTGTTCAGTGTTGTTGAAAGCGTCGAGGAACTGAACATGATGTCGGCCCAGAAGCAAGCGTCAATCATCGCGTCTCCAGATCGTCGAGCGTCTGCGCCACGGCACCCACCGCAATCTCGACAATCGACTCGACAGGTACAGGAATGCGTAGCTCATCCAGAATCCACGTGACCGTGGCGGCCGTTGCGGCGCCCAAGCATGCGGCGATGAGAACAGTGTCGCGTTCCTTCAATGTGAGGTCGCCAAGCTTCATTAGTGCTCCAGGGTTCGGATGTAGCCGGCGGCTTCGAGTGCGGCCACGATGTCGTGTGCGGTGTCGGCGTAGGACGTGGTGGTGGTGGTGAGTGCACCCAACACAACCTCCGTCGCAGTCAAAGCGGTCACCAGTCGTCCCATCCTGTCGTGTAAGCGGATACGCTCGGCAGTTCGTAGTTCTTCGGCTTCTCATCTGGCAGGTCCACACCGCATGATCCGCACCGCACAGTCAGATACTCGTGCATCACATAGCGAGGGGCCTCGCGATCCCCGCTCTCGTAGGTGCCGTACACCGCGTACTTGACGGGCGGCAATGACTCCAGGACTGTCTTGCGTGTCCCGTATGTGCGCGTCAACCGAGACTGTTCGCCACATACTCGGCATTCCGTGGTGGCACCGAAATCGGGGACGGTTTCGACGTATGCAGCATTGGCCTCGTCGATGGCGGCTGCAATCTCCGCGTCGGTGGGATGCGCAGGCTTGGGTGCGGGAGGAACGTCTGCGTGTGCCTGTTCCGCGACCGCAGTGGGTCGCGCAGTGCGCTGGAACCAGCTCATGCGGCGTTCTCCTGGTTGCCTGTTGTGTGCATGGTAACCAGTTTAGCAGCAGCCCTTGGTTCGTTGAGCAGCCACAAATGACCCGCATCCGGGATCGTCACCACCGTCGAGTCCGGGATGCGTTCCCCCAGGATGTGCGCGTTACCTACGGGGGTGAGTCGGTCGTCTTCCCCGCACACCAACAACGTCGACGCCTGGATCTCACCGCACCCCTGCCAGGTGGCGACCGCAGCCAACTGATGCGCATACCCCACCATCGACGGCGCTGCGCTTTGGACTTTGCCGCCGCCCGCGCCATACAAGATCGGTGCCGCCCACTCCCCAAACCGCGGCCACACATACCGCAGTGGCGTCGATGCGAGCATGGTGACGTGCGGTGCGGGCATCACCCCACCCACACCCGCCGACGTAGACACCAACACCAGTCGATCCACGAGGCTGGGATGGTCGGCGGCGAGCTGCTGCGCCAACACCCCACCCCAACTTAAGCCCGCGACATGCACCCTGCCGAACCGTTGCCGTACTTTACAGGCCACATCCGCAGCCAAGGATCGCATGGTGTAGGGAACCCAACGTGCCGGCGCATCCCCACACCCGGGCGCATCAAACGTGATCACCGTATGCGACTCCGACAGGGTCTCTGCGAACTCGCCCCACGATGCTTGCGCCGCACCAATACCGTGACACAACAAGATCGGGCTGCCACTACCACGCACGTGGAGTTTCATGACTCGTATCCATTCTCTTGCATGCGCTTGTCAGCTTTTAAGATCCACGGCACCTTCTGCGCGTCCGTGAGGTCTTTCCAGTCGAGCAGTTCCGCACCCGGATACGCTTCGATGCGCATATGTGCAGCCAATCTGAGCACGACAACCTGGTACGGCTGCGGGGTCGGCGTGATGACGTTGACCGTGGTCGAATCCTTACTGAACCAGCTCACGCTTCGTCTCCGTTCACGATTTCCACGGGCACATCCACCAACAACGACAACGCAGCCGCCACCCTTCGATGCCCATCCACCACCCGAAACCCCGACTCGGTGGAGGTGACGCGGATCGGGATCGTGCACGCGCCACGAGCAAGAATGTCGTTGCGGATCGCTTCTATCCGCCAGCCGTCGTTCCAGTGCAGGTCATGCAGCACTTCGGGCCACGATCCTTCGGCGGGTTGGACGCGGTGCACAATATCGAGGGCTTCCCACCGGAGGTCAGACACGTCGTCCACCGTCCATCCACAGGGTGTAGCGGCCGTTCGATTGGCGTTCGAGGATTTCGCCGGCGTACACGGTGGCGCGCGTGCGATCAGGGGCACGCAACCCGAGTTCTGTTGCGCTGCGACGGCGAGGCTTCCCGTACGGGCGCGGATCATCGTCTTCGAGTGTCCAGGAGCCAACAGGGGCGAACGACCACGCCGGATACATCACGTCATCGGGTTCGGGACGCTTGAACTTTTCGCGAGCGCTACACCCGGAATCGTGGGATGTGCGCATGATGTCGACCTCCCAGTCGTGGAGTGCTCCGCCATTCCAGTACGTCTCGTTGCAGTGCGGGCAGTTGAGTGTCATGTCGATGTTGTTCATGGGTGGTCCTTTCGAGTGCGTGGTGGAGGTTGCGGAGGTAGTGCAGGCGCCGGGCGCGGCGTAGCATGGCGCGGTCAGTCACCGTTGCCCCAATGCCGCTAGGCACTACCGAAGCGGAATGACGTGAACGCCTGGTCGTCATACTCGCTCCCCGCAAAGAACCCCAACTTTTCGAGTTCGGCGAGTTCGTCCGACGAGAAGCACCCCGGATCGCTATTCACCGTGAGGGTGTCGTGCTCGCAATGGAAGGGCGAAACGCAGTCGCTGGGATACTTCGACAACTTGACGAGCGCTCCGATGAGGTCGCGCCATGCCTGCGGGGTGTCTTCCTCGAGCGTGAATGTCAGGTCGGTCATGTGGTGTCTCCGGTTCGTCGAATGTTGTAGGTTTCGTGGTCGATCTCGATCACATAGTCGGCGTGTGTCCACTGGTGCGCGCGCCACACCTCAGCCAACTCCACGCCAGACAGGACGCGCCCGAACCAATACGTTTCGTAGCAGTCACGGCACACCAGCCGCATCGGGGTGAAGCCGATCATGAGGCGTGCACCACGCCAGCGAGAGCGCGTTGCGTGGTTTCGAGGCGGTCACGGATCGCCTGCAACTCGATGTCGCGGAGGGCGAGTGCGATGAACGACCACTTGTCGCCCAACGGAACCGTCGGATACGTGACAGTCGTTTCCACACCCGTCGAATGGGTGACGACCTTTACGAACTGCCGACCCTGGTCGCACCAGGCTTCGAATGTGCCGTGTTCGCCGCCTGTGGTGGTGAGGGTGAAGTAGAGCCGCACATCGCCTCCCGGTTACCGTGATTGTTTTTAGTGTACAGCTCGAACAGGATGGTTGCTGAGAGCAGCGTAAGTATCCCGCTGCGCCTTCACCGCATCCAACTGGGCGTGCAACGTGTCATTCTCGTGCCGCAAACGGGCAACCTCAGCCCGCAGAGCATCTATTTCGTCCACGACTGCACCCCCTCTCGCACCAGGGCGAGGGTTTGCAACCCCACCGCGACCGGCATGAACACCAACGACAACACCATTAGGGGCTTCATTTCACGCATTCCTTCCAGCACTCCACGGTGGACTCCACGTCCTGTTCGCACACGAAACACCACACGATCGTGGGCGACTCATCAAACAACGACACCTCAGACATCAGGGCCGTCCAAAGCTTCCAGTAGGAGCCACCGAATCTTGTGGTTGTCGCTCATGATTGCGTCTCTCACGCTACCAATCCGCGCTTTCAGGCTCGTGTTCTCGGCTTCCAGCTCTTCGATGCGGCGTGACCGGTTCTCTGCCTCCACGAGAAGTTCGACGGTCTCGGACTTGTCATCCTCGCGCAGATGCTTGAGCTCGTAGTTCTCCTGCTCCAACTCTGCGATGTACTGTGTGGCGCCGGCGATCGTTTCAAACGACACACCCGCACGCTCACGCCTCATGTCTTGACTCACGATGCACTTCCGTTCCTATAGGTTTCGACCAGCCACTCATTCGCTGCGGTGTAATCCACCTCGCCAGCCCACGGAGATTCCGGTTCCACGACGAGCGAACGGTAATAACGCCACAGAGTGTCGCGTTGCGGATGATCCAACACCCAGTGCGCAGCCTCGGATATCACGTAACTGCTCATGATGCACGCTCCCGTGATTCCCGCTTCACAACCTGCTCCACCGTCAACCCCACACGCTCAAACGCCTGCTCACGCGGCACACCGAACCGCATCAAATGCTCCGCCTCCGACAGCGCGTGCCGATAGTCCTGCACAGAATCCCGCACCTTCATCTCCACCAGCGAGGTGCCAGGCCGGGGTTTCGCGGTCGCGGATCGCATCCGCGCATGAAAATCCTTCATGTCACAGCTCCTCGATCTCACTGTCGACCACCGTGGTGGTGTACGTGCGGCAGAACACCCCAGCAGGCTTCTCGATCGGTTGAATGCCCGATGTGATTCCGTAAACCCGCATCTCAGTGAGGTGTAGTGCGATCTGCCGGCGCAATACCTCGTGACTTGCGAGGGCTTCCTGGCGGGTGGCGCCGTCCGCCACCCGTGTGCCGTGGGTGTCGACGGTCCACCATTCGGTGCGTGTCTCCACAAGGTTCCTTTCGATGGGGGTTCGGGGCGACACCCACACGGATGCCGCCCCGAAACGAACTAGCTGATCCAAACGACAGGTCGGCTATCCCCGCTCATCTCGCCGTACAGACTCACAGGGAGCACGTACCCGTAGCGTGAGGTGGCGCCGTCCTCCACGCGCACGCGGGGCCGATCTGACACACCCGATGACTTGGCTGGAATGAGTAGCACCTCCGTGTCCAGGTCAAGTCCTGACAGCTTTTCGAGAAGTTCCCGAACCTTCACGGTTGTCTCCTAGTTGGTGTTGGGGAGTCGGACGGGCATGAGCAGGTACACGAAATCGGTGCTGAGTGGCTGATACGGTCCGCGGGTTGTGTACCGAACGTCCTCACTGACGGGTCGCAGCGTGGCCGGGCGATTCGGTGTGGTGAATCCGAACAGCACCCGGTCGGTGTCGATGACGTGGAGTCCGTCGAGGAGGTAGCCGGGGTTGAAGGCGATGGTCAATGGTTCGCCGGCGAACGTGGCAGCCAGGGTTTCCTCGGCACTGCTCTCCCCGTCGGTTCCTGCGGTGACCGTGAGCGAACCCGCGTCGAACGTGAGCCGGATTTGTGCGCCGCGTTCCGCGACCAGGCCGACGCGCTTCACCGCGCCCGCCAGCTCCTGCACGTCCACACCCGCCACCGCCGAATGCTCCGTCGGGAGAAGCTGCCGGAACTTCGGGAACTCCGCATCCAACACCCGCGCCGTCGTCCACACATTCCCCGTATCCGCACCGAACAGCCCCTCATGGAACCCGACATCCACGTTGTCGAGGCCGGTGGGCACGTTGCGGGCGACATCGGCGAGAGTTTTGGCGGGAATCAAAGCGTTGACGTCGCCGCCCGTCCAGTCGAGGGTGCGGATGGCGAGCCGGAACCGATCCGTCGCCGCGAGCGTGAGTTCCCCGTTCTCGGCTTCGACTTTGATGCCCGTGAGCATCGGCAGAGTGTCATCCTTACCCGCCGCCGCAGCAACCTGCCCGACCACGGTCTCGAACACCTCCGTCGGCAGCGAACCCGTGGTGGCAGGGAAACTAGGCAGGGCCGGATAATCCGCGACGGGCATCGTGGGCAGGGAAAACTTCGCGCTACCGCACACGATCCCGACACGAGCACCATCCACCGACACCTCCACGGGCTTCTGCGGGAGGGCTTTCGTGATGTCCGCCAACAGCTTCCCCGACACCAGGACGCTACCTTCGTCCAGCACGTCCGCCACCACATGCGCCCGCGTCGACGTTTCGTAATCGAAACCCTCCACCCGCAACACCCCACTATCGGCGGTGAGCTTCACGCCAGCGAGCACCGGGGTGGGTGGCTTCGACGGCAGACTCTTCGCGACAACGGCGATGGTGTCCGCGAGCGCTTTACGGTCAACACGAAACTTCACTTACTTCTCCTCAGAGTTGAATGTCAGATGCCAGACGACGGCGATAGTCCCGGTGAGCGGCCACACCGCAGCCGCGAGAAGACACAGCCACACGGTCGCAATCTCGTCAGGAACGTCATGGGCAGGCACATGCTTTTTGGTTACGCGAATCAGTCCGACCCACGTCACGATGAGTCCTGCGACGTAGAGGAACGCCCACATCATGTGGTCTCCAGGTTGGTGAGTCGGATCAGGTCGGTGTAGGGGATGGCGTAGGCGATCACACGACCATTGCGGGTGATCGGGACACGTTCGCCTGCTGCGGCGCGGTTGATGATGTCTGTGGTGTGCCGGCGCAACTGCGTCACCGAAACATCCGTCATGCGGGAACCTCACTCGGGTCGATCACGCCGACAACGACCGGAATGCCACGTGGCGGGAACTCGATATGCGCTACCTTCGCGCCATGCTTGCGGGCGTAGGAGATTGCAGGCTTCCTGTATGCGAATGCGCGTCGCTTGGCGTTGTAGTCGAACTCGCCACCCATGCGGAACTCGACACCATTTTCGTGGTCGAGGAAAAGGACGAACAGGTCTGTGGTGCGGCCTGTCGTTGGGTTGCCTGAAACCTCGCTCATGCTGTCTCCTGGTAGATGGGTTCGATGAGAATTTCGATACGTGGATTCGTACGGTCGGTATCCACTCTCATCGCCGTTTGGCGGACATACCTGGAATCGTCATCGCATAGCACACCTGCTTCGACGAGCGCATCCAGAACGGCCTTGCAGTAGGGGCCGAGTGAGTCTGAGTCGCGGCGACGTGCGTCGGGTGCGAACCAGATGACTGTCACGTCCACGCGGTCCAGCATGAACGGAATCCCGTCGCGTTTAACGAGGGTGATGATCTGGCTGGCGGCTTCCGCTTTGGCGTTGCGGACTTTCGTCCAGTGTGCGCGCCGCTGATCGTTCGAAGTGAGCGGGGGCCTCGGCATGTCCACGGTGATGCGGTAGGTCATTGGTCTGCCTTGGGGGTGTGTCGGGTGCCGGCCCAAATGCCGGGGTGTTCGCCGTAGTGGGTGGTCATGAGTGTGTGTTCGTCGGCGCAAGTCTGGTCGTGGTAGTTGGGGCACGTGCGGCAGAGTTGCGCGGCGATGGTGTGGCGTTCGGCTTGTTCGGTGTCCGACTCGTCGCCGATCTTCCAGTCCCACAAATTCCCGCGCCGCAACACAGCATCCTCATACCACTCGTCCTGTCGGCATACTGCGTCGGTGAATGGGTCACGCCCCACGATGAATCCTCCCCCGTTTACTGGTCACGTTCATCGTATACGGGTTTAGGCAATGACACAAGACGATGCGGGTATCCACGCACCGATCGTCACGATACGCCGCACCACTGTGCCGTCCCGCCGCTCACGTTCGGCTGCCATCCTGGACGGATAGGGTTGCCACCACACTTCCCCGCCCCGCGTCACCCGTCGCACCGCATACTCGACACGCTCCACCCGGCCACCTCACTTCACCGCCCCTGCCTTTCGAACCTGGTCATGTGGTTGACCGTCGTGTAACCCGACACCAGAATTGCCGCAAACATCCCGAGCAAGTACCGCATTATTCCTCCTACGCAATACCGAAATCGAGCACTTCTTGACTGCAACGCTGCGCGATGATCTCGCAGTAGCGTTCCTCCAGCTCCACGCCGATCGCTCGGCGCCCAGTGTTCTTCGCGGCGCGCAACGTTGTCCCACTGCCAGCGAACGGGTCAAACACGGTTCCGCCAGGGTCCGTGAACAGACGAACCCACTCCGAAACCATTCCCAGCGGCTTAGAAGTCGGATGACCCGCGTTCTGGACCACAGGGAACGTCCACACACCCGACCGTCCGCCACCATTCCACGTCGACCTAACCCCAGCCCTGTGCATGAACAAGATCGCCTCCCACCCCTGGCCTGGCCTATCTCCAGTAATCTGCGGCATCGGGTTTGTTTTCACCCATACGCCGACCCGCATCGAGCGCAACCCCTCCGGCGGGTTCGCATCGAGGCTGAATGCGTGCGCGTAGTCGAGTGATGCAATGACCCACCGCTTCGAGATCCGACCGCACTGCATCAACGCATGCGTGAGATCGTCATCGCTGAACGGAGCGAATTCGATTGCCTGCGAATTGCCGGCGCCTTTGTTGGTCTTCGCCTTCGTGTGGGTTCGGTCCGTGTATGGCGGGTCAGTGATGACACAATCCGCCGATGCGTCCGGCATGCTCTCCGCAATTTCTTTGTAGTCCCCGTGGTAGAGGGTCACGAAGTCGTCCTGATAGTAGGGTTTCGGTGTCATGTGTTGTCCATCCGTGTGTGTAGTAACTGGTTCAGTCGTTCAAAACGTCAGCCCAGGCGCGGGCTTCGTTGTAGTCCGCGAACGCCGGGTTCACCGTCAACAGCGCGGCGGTCGCTGCGGCCTGCGCCAGTGTCGCATGAACATGGGCGGCCGCCACCAGCTCTGCGCGCTCCGAACCCCGCGCCTCCCACGAATCGTCCATGAGATCCTGCGCATGCTCGTAATGTTCGGCACCGTTCACGTGTCCGCCTTCCACCTGTGATCGATTTCCCCATGCTCGTTCTCGTGCTCACACCAACCACCGTGCCCCGAATCGCGGGTGCATGGGTAGCCGTCCGCACGTTCCTCACACAAACCGTTCACGCCGCCTCCCTCAACAACGCCAACCGCGACTCACGCTGAGCCCTAGCCTTCGCCCGACGCTCCGCACCACGAGCCAACGAACACGCCCGACACAACCGAGCACCGTCCTTCCGCACAATAACGTTGTCGCCCACCAACTCATGATCACGATCGCAATGCGTACGCGGAACCGCCGCCTTCTCCTGAAGCGGATCACCCGACAACCCCAACCGCACCATCAACCGCCGGCGCGCCGAACCAACCTTCACATCAGGAAACGCAATACCAGCCCGGATCACACCCCGCGTGTCATACTGCAACGCTTCCATGCCGCATTCCCGCCACACGGGGCACGGACCGCACAGTTTCTCCACGATCCGTGCCCGCATGGTGCATTCGTGTCGAGCGGTCGGCTCGGGCAGGTTGTCTGTCGTGTACGCCTCCACGTGTTCGGTGGCGCAGTACGCAGCGTCCCGCCAATCAAACATCAGTCCACACCTCCAGGTTGCTCATGATCAACGTGCGTGCGTAATCCAGGGCGGCGTGCGGGTTCTCATACAGTTCACGGAACATCTTCGACGCCTGCTCCGCATCCAACCCCAACGCTTCCGCCGCCCAAAAATCCACGGCGATCGGATCACCACACGGACCCTCGATACAAAACTCGGCCAGCTCGCCCTCACACCACGGCATCCCCACCACCTCGGCTGTCCACCCCGCGAGATCGAACGTCACGGGTGTCACGTCCAGGTCGCGGTAGAACGCCGGATTATATTGCTCAGGGTGTTGTTCGATCGCAGCCACAACCTGCTGTAACAACACCACATTCAAACCTGTATTCAATTTGTGCTCCAAGTTGAGTTGTCGGGATTCAACGGGGTTTGAAGCACGGGGTTAGGTGACGAGTTTCAGTTCACGCCTAGCCATGAGGGCGAAGGCTTCGTCGGCGTCTTTGATGCTGTGATCCGTGATCGCCAACAGGAGGGCGTGGGTTCCGCGGTGGATGCCGGTGTGGTCCGGCGCGTCCCGCTTCACTGGGCACCATCCACAATCTCAGTGAACGGCGCGTAGTTATCGGCGTCTGACAATGATTCAGTCCAGCGAATGAAGTCGTTTCCTCGACGGCTGAACACGAGTTGTCTTTCCTCAATCTTCCAGCGATCGCCCTCCTTATCGGAAACGACCACATCGTCAGGCACATCCTTGATGCGGTCCCACTGGCGCGGCTCGTCGTCCACGATCTCCACATCCACGTCTTCCGCAAGCGCGTCCAGCACAGCCCGGATGCCGGCGCGGACCCTCGTCTGACCCTCTTCATGCAGGCCGTTGAAGTAGCCGTACTCGTACGCAGCATTGCAGTACACGTACGCGAGGTTGTCGAGCAACTGCGCCTCCACGTCTGCCTTTGTGGCGTCGTCTCGGAGTCGACTCACCAGCACATCCGTGCCGGGCTGCCTGTCGTACCAATCGGCGACAGCTCGCAGCACATCGCCCGTAATGTTCGTCATTACATGTTCTCCTGTCGGGTGAGGGTGTAGCGCGCCACGATCGCTTCAGCGGCCGCGATCGAGGCGGGCATGGTGTTGTGGTTGGGGTAGGCGGGGTTGTGGGCGCGCATGTCGATGAGCACAGCCAACTCCTGCACCAGATCATTCACTGTCTGTCTCCTTCACGGTCTTCCGGTCGTGTTCGTCCAGCATGTCCGCCAGGCGCCGGCGTGCATCCGCTGCGGCAGCCCACCCGACCCGCTCAATCGCATGAGTTTCGGGTTCGGCCAACTTGCGGTCGTAGCAGCCTTTTTGTGCGAGGAACAGGGACACAATCGCCCACCGAGCCTCACTGTCGTCCAAATCGGTTTGGAGGCGTGTCGCTCGGGCCTGCTCCACCTCCAGGGCGCGCGTGGTGGACCGGAGTTGGGTTTGGGTCACCGCGAGGGCGACCTCCAACTCCTGCACCCGATCCTCAGCCGACACTGCGGTCGTCATGCGTTCTCCTCCGCGAGATTGGCCGCGGCGAGAAGCGCGGCTGCGAGTTCCCTAGATTCGGAAGGCGTCATTCGTACCCCAAGCGCCAGCACCACGTCCGTGTCGGCGGCTACCAAGTACTTGCGGTCACCGTCAGGGCGCGAAGCCAGCCATGCCGGTCGGGTCGCAGCCTGCGGGATCACGTGCTCGGGCAGTTCCACGACCGTGAAGCGCGCCAGGATCGCGTCGACAGTGCGATATGTGGCCGTGGAGTAGAACCATTCATCGGCACTGAGCCCCGGGTTTGCGTTCTCCCACACTATCCGTGCGAGTTCTTCTCTGATTCCCACGATGGTTCATTTCGGTTGGTGTCGGGCGGGTGCGCTATCCCCAACGCACCCGCCCGAAGCTGTTAGGCGGCGAGCTGACCCGTGTAGAACAACCACCACGGCGACACCGTCACCTGCACGCCATGCTCGGGGTCGAAGCCGTCCAGCAAGTAGAGGGAGTGGAGTTCGTCGCCGGCGCGGTCCGCGTCGTATTCGATTTCGGTGCGGTCGCCATCGAGGGTGACGTATTCGACCCATGCGACGGCGGGCTTGCCCGACTCGGGGTCGTAGCTGCCTTTCCAGTTGGTGTCGTCGAAGCGCCCGACGGTGAAGGTGAAGCCGTCGTAGGTGCCGTCGAGGTCGAGGGCTGCGAGCAGGTCGCGGCGGGTGTAGTCGCTCATCGTGGGCCTCCTGGTTGCCGGTTGCTGATGTCGTAGACGCTACACCGCTAGTTCGGGTTTGGTCAACACGTCCCAACGGTTGATTTACGGACACATGAGAGTTACGGTGTACCCACACACCGAGTTGACGGGAGCCACATCATGAACACCCACACTGCCGCCATCACCGCCCGCATTGCCCAAACCGAAGCCTTGCAGCAGCTCACCGAACAGCGCGCCACCGAGCCCGGCGCAGACCTCCCCGCCCTCCGCATCACCTGGAAACGGCACGCCCACACCCTCGCGATCCTCCGCGCCACCGACCTCACCCCGCCCGCCGATGTGCAGGGCGCCGGCTACCGCAACCCCGAAGACCCGTGGACGGTACAGCAGCCCGACGAATGGCTCGGCAACTGGGACTAGCGCCTAGAGACAAGTAATGCCCCCGAACCACACGGTCCGGGGTCATTACGCATGCGCGGAGATCAGTCAACGTTGATGCCGAGATCCCGCAGAACCTCCGCCATCCGCTCGCACTCCTCATCCAACATCGGGCGCCGATACGGGGCACGCGGAGGCTTCCCGCACACCACATCCACCAGGCGGTAAAACTCGCGTGCCTGAGCCTTGAACGCATCCTCAACGGCACGATGCCACTCGTCGTGCCGATCACGCCCGAACTCCCACACAGCCGCGCCGCAGAGCGTGCACACGATCTGATCGTCCACGGCCTCATTACCGCAATGACTTCCGTCAGTCACAGTTCCACCAGCTCTACACGGTCGAGGCTCACATGCGCATCCAAATCCTCACCCGCAGGGAAGCGTTGCCCGCACACACACTCGTACAGGTCGAACGTTTCCACACTGTGCCACACCCGATGAACACTCACCGAAAGCTCCTCACATGCTCGAATCTGTAACACACTCACTCGGCGCCACCCTGAATCAACGTGAACACCGGACGAGGCAAACCTGCCTCACGCTCACCAGAACTCGGCGTCAAACCCGGCGCCGCCCACCCCCACCACTCCGACCAATCAGTCTTGAAATAGCGAGGCAACACACCACCCCTGTTCGGCGCAGGCTCCGGCTTCCCATTCGCTTGCCACCGTTCGTGGCGTTCCCGGCGCTCACTCTCACGATCGTGACTGCGATGCCGATTACAAAACCCAACCCATCGCTTCTCCCCTGTCACTGGGTCGCGATCCATCCACGTCGCTGACGTAGCTTTCCCGCAAACGCTGGCCCGCCGAATCATCGGCGCGCCGCATCGAACCGTGTGCGGCGGATCGATGTCGTACCTGGGGACGTCGTCACGGATAATGTCCCGAACCCACCACAATCTTTTATCTTCGCGACCCGTGGCTGTTTTGGTGATCTCGCGCAATGCCGCACCGTTCGTGTTGGTTCGAAGTCGGTAGGCGGGATCTGTTTTGCGGCGCCATAGAAGATCGTGGAGGCAGATAGCGAAGAGGAGAGTGTCTCCGGTTAGGTCGGGGTCGGCGATCATTTGTGCGATACGGTCGCCCGGTTTCATCAATTCACCTCAGTAGGTTTATCTGACGTTATCGTTTCTGAATTCGGCGTAGAGTCCTGTGAATATCATCGTCACGATCAATCCGATGAAGCCGAACAGCTCGTGCCCGAATAGCTCTTTTCCGATCCATAAAACCAGAATGATCACAGCCATAGCGATCCCAACGGCGGAAAGAATCCCCATCGTGACAGTGAGCGCTCTCACGGATGGTGCAAGACGCCTAAATCGGTTCCCATCAATCCATCTCACTTGTAGCTCCTCACACTCTTTGCTCGTTCTACGTTCGCGGTCATCGCCGCCAACCTATCCGCCGCCCCAGCAACAATCCTGCGCTGCTGCATCGGCGGCACACCGGTCGTGTCCCGCACCACGCCGGCGAGAACCTGTTCCCGCCACCACCAGCGTTGGACAGGCCCCAACCACCGCACCCAAAACACCCGAGACACAGCATCACCACCAATACTCGTCGCCATACTTCGGCTGCGGTTCACGGCCATTCCGCAAATCCTGCGCAGCACGATTACGTTCACGCTGACGCTGCGCACGGTTCCACCACGACGGCGTGTAAACCGACATCCAATGCCTCATCTTTGCTTCGCGTCGGTCTTTCCGTGTACGCGACATGACTTCCCCTGTCTATGCGTGTGGGGTGCAGCAACGCCACACCCCACAACACCAACCGCTACCGATCAGGCAGCATCCTCAACAGGCACCACATTGATCTGGAAACCGTACGAGTAATAGAACGGATTACCCGACGACCACGCCACACTCAACTCCAACACATCACCCATATCCGCGAAGATATGCCACGTCTCATACTCGTCCGTGGTGCCAACCCCGGTGATGATGTGGTCAACCTTGTCGGGATGCAGCAGGAACGCCTTCAGTTCCGTGTAGGCGCAGCAATCTTTGGAGTCGACGAGTTCCACGCGAGTGCCATTGTCAAGCGTCAGGATGAGTTGGGTGTCGCCGATTCCGTAGCGTCGGGACGACGTCTCCTTCTTCTCTACGGCGACGATGCGATGCCCGATGACGGCCTCGGCGAGTGCTTCCACGTTCTCAGGCATGGTGCCGTTGTCGTCGTCTTCATCGAGGATTTCAGGCGGGTAAGGGTTGGCGCTCATTGTTCCTCCACGTTGATTGTGTGCGCGTTGTCCAGCCGCGCCCCTGGTGAAGCTCAGCGATCAAAAAGGTGCGGCATGCGGGTCTGCTGCTCCGCCTCCGAATCCACCCGACTGCGGTGCCTGCGACCACGGATCACCCGCCGACACCTTCCCCCCACCAACGCCGTTTCCGCTCGACTTGGTGACCTGGGCGGTGGCGAAACGCAGCGACGGCCCCACCTCATCCGCCTCCACCTCAAACACCGTCCGCTTCTCACCATCCTTCTCGTAGGTGCGGGACTTGAGCTTCCCCGACACGATCACCCGCTGACCACGAGACACGCTGTTGGCGATGTTTTCGGCCAAATCGCGGAAGGCGGATACCCGCAGGAACATGGCGTCACCATCAACCCATTCCTTGCGGTCTTTGTCGTACTGCCGTTGCGACACGGCGACGGTGAAGTTCGAGACCGCGACGCCCGAGGGCAGAAACCGGGTTTCGGGATCGCTGGTGATGTTCCCGACGATGCTTATTTGAGTCATGATTACTCCCAGATAGTGAAACGTGGATGCGGCTACGGGCAGACGAAAGTGATCGGCTCAGCACCAGGATCGGACTCGTCGCACCAATCCCAACTGACATACCCGTCGTAGTCGTCGTGCGTGCGAATGTTGTTCGCCCACCGCCGCTGGATGCCGTTGACAAGGTCGGCCACGTCGAACGCTTCGTGCAGCTCTTCGGTGACGCCGTTGTCGCGGGAAAGTGCGTTGATTGCGGCGACGATGCGGCTGGGTTCGTGGTGGCCATATGCGGTCCATCCCCAGTCGTCTTCGTGGTCGAAGATGTGCACTCCGTGGCGTGCGGGTCCGAAGTCGATGGGGTTGAGGGCTTGGAGTGTGGTCACGTTTGCTCTCCTCTGGTTACCGTTAACATGCACAGCATACAGGTGTGCCGGCATCATGTCTACGGGTTTGGTAAACCAATACGATCGTATGGCTTGCGGACCACTGAATGATAACGATTGTCGATAGTGTTGAACATCGTTTTCATTAGTTGGCGGTCCATTCGCCGAACTTCGAGTGGTTGGGTCGCCATGCTTCCTCAACCGTCGTTTTAGAACCGGTTCTATTTTTGTCGAAGATCATCTGAGCCATACCAGTCGGCATCCCATCCTGCTCCTCATGGTGAATCAGGATCACAACATCCGAGTCCTGCTCCAGCGAACCCGAGCCACGAAGATCCGCAGCACGCGGCTTCCGGTTCTCCCGCACCGCTTCACGGTTGATCTGCGCAGCCGACAACACCGCCACATTCAGTTCCATCGCCAACTGTTTCAGCGCCTTCGAAATCTGGGTCAACTGCTCATTCTCACTTCCCTTCGCCGTGGAGGTGAGCAACTGTGCATAATCCACACAGATCAAGTCCAAACCGTGCTGCTCCTTCAACGCCATGCACTGTGATCGGATCTGCGCCACCGTCAGCGGGGCCTGGTCCGACACCCACAGGCTCGCGCCCTGAATGATGCCCGTGTAGGTGGCGAGCTTGTCGCGGTTGTAGTCGTCCACTTCGCGGCGCGTGATCTGCGAGGCGGACGCATCAGCGCCGGCAGCCATGATGCGCCCCAGGATCTCCGACTTGTCCATTTCCAGCGAGTACAGGGCCACCTTGTGCCCGCTCGTGGCGGCGTGCTGCGCGACGTTGGTGAGCAGCAAGCTCTTGCCAAACCCGGGCCTGGCGGCGGCAAGGTAGAGACGTTTGGGCTGCAATCCCCCGGCGATCACGTCGTTTACCCGCCACCACGGGGTTGGGATGCGACGAATGTCGGCCTCGTCGGTGTCCATCCATGCCCACCAGTCGTCCAACAGTTCATCGACGTGCGTGAGCTGCCCGAGACCATCGTTCCGGCTACTGGTTGTGTGTACGGTAACCAGTTTGGATGCGAGGAAATCGGCGGCGGTTTGTGCGTCGTTGTTTTCACGCATCGATGCGACCCGTGCCAGCAGATCGTCCAGCTTGGCTTCGGCTTCGAGATCGGTGCGGGGTATCCACTCGTCCAACCGGAATCCTGCCGCGATGTGGTCGGCGGCATCTTTCCCGACCTTCGCGTTCACTATCGACACCTGGCAGTCCAGGGCCAGCAGGATCGCAGCAACTTCACGGGCGTGCGCCACTCCCGCATCGTCTTTGTCCGCAACGATCGTCACAGTCCCGCCCCGCAGCGGCGTGTAATCGAACTGTTTCGCCTTGCCGGCGCCCATCGCATTGCACGTGGCGACGGCACCGACGGCTTCGAGGGCGTGCACATCCTGTTCGCCCTCTACGACGAGGATCGGCACACCATCCGCGACCGCGGTGGGGAGCTTCGATGCCCGGTACAGCGCACTGCCGCCAGTGTTGCCCTTCTGGAAGAACCGCTTATCTGGTGTTCTGCCCACAACGCGGCCGTCGTCGTACGTATAGCCGACACCTCGCGGATCGTCGAACAGATCGGACTTGGCGAGGTTCAACGCATCCAACACCTGTTCGGTGGGGTCGGAATGCGAGTGGATCAGCACCCGACCCTCGGTGGCGGTGACACGCACTGACCTATCGCGCGTGGAGTGCCCGGGGGCTTGGCAGTCGGCAACCCCTGCGGTCTTCTCCTGAACGATCAAACCCTGGTTGCGGAAAGCGTCGATAACTCGCTCGTATGCGGTGGTGGTCACTGTTCGATCGCCTTCCGGTCAGCATTCGCCATGATCTGTTCGATGAAATATCCGCGGTGCTTGTCGATGAACGCCCGGCGCTGCTCAATCAACCGTGGCTTGTCTCGCACATCGTTCGAGTCCGGTTCCAGGCCGGGGATGGGCTTCCCGACCAACTCCTCGATGGCTGTGGACCACGGGTGTTGCGCCCACCTGTCCAGGAACCACGACACATGCTCCGGGCTGGAAGTCACGGGCTGCCGCTTGCAGTAGTCCAACACATCCCCCGGCATGATCTGGAACGCATTCGACTTCTTGTAGTGCGCCGCCACCGCATCAAGCGCTTCCCGCGGCCACACAGGCTCACCATCGAACACTTCCGCCCACGCCACGATCTGCGCCGCGTTCTCTTCATCCGTGGAACCAAGCCGCATCCGGTAGTCGATCATGCGGGCTTTGATCAGAACCTTGGTGGCGATGTCCACCGCCGCACTCGTTGGCATCAAAAGGGCCTCTCATCGTGATTCTGCGGGCTTACGAGCATGAGGGCGGGCTGACTGTCTACAGGGTCCGCCGTGGACGCAATGAGGTGGTTTCTGGCGCGGGTCAGGGATTGCACGTTGTCGGTCATCGTCGGGCGACCAAACCGCTGCGACTGTGCCGGCCGGTTCGCCTGCAACCGGAGCTTGTCGAACTGCTCCCGAAACTTCGGCATCGCCAAAATGTTGGTCCGCCAAAACCCATCCGACTGGCACCAATCGATCAGGCGGTGCGCCTCAGCCTCCGAAACCCCATCCTTATCGAGCAGGAGTCTCGCGGCGTCCCGCCAGCCCTTCGAAATGTTCGGGCGGCGACTGCCGTTCTCCACGATCCTGTCCCTCAAGTGTTCGCAGAGTCGTGTCACATCGTCGCGTTCCAGCTCGGCTGGAACAGAAGCCGTGGAAGAGGTGGCGGCGGGCTCGTCGGATTCGATCTCGGACGTTTCTTTAAAACTAGAGTTAGTACTTACGTAAGACTCTCCCCCTCCCCCACCCCGTCCCCCTAGGGTTCGGGAAGGGTAAGCGAGGGGTTCCCGAGGGGTTCCGGAAGGGTAAGAATCCGCAGGTCGAGCGGAAGGGTTCGGGAAGTCCTCCGTAAGTCCTCCCGAAGGGTTCCGGAAGGGTTCCGTTACCCTAAAATGCGCCTGCTCGAAGCGCTCCTCAACACCCGGCGTATCCAACTCCGCCACCGCCTTGTCGAACTCGTCGCGATCCTTCGGCGCATCAATCTTGCGGATCTCCAACGCCATCGCATCCCGCAAATACTGCGACTCGATCGCACGCGCACACCGCATCGCATTCTTGAAGATGTTCAACTGTTTCAGCACACCATCGTTGCGGATCAACGTCCGAACCAACGCCTCCTCCGTGTCCTCATCGAAGTACGCGAAGTGTGCGAGGGCGAGTTCCTGCATGCCGTGTTCCACGTCTGCCACTGTGGTGTGCTTGCTGCACCGCGCCCACTTGCTGACCTGGAGCGGGATGAGGCCGGCGTGGTTCATGGTGCGCTGCGACACGAGAAGCATGTAGATGCGTTGCGCGTTGGGTGTGAGGGCAACGAATTCGGGGTCGCTCCAGATGGTGACGAGGATTCGACCATGATCGCGGGGCATATCAGGCAACACCTTCCGTTTCGAGGATTTGTGCGGCGCGCTTGTGGGATTCCTTGATGATCGACCAGCAGATTCCGCAGAAGTACCGCCACCGATCGCTTCCTCCCATGCATCGCTTGGCGCTGGCTTTGTCGAGGGCGGTTTCGATGTCACCGAGCGTGAGTCCGGCGTTGAAGAACGTCATGACCGACGATTCCCAGCCGTCCGGCAGCGGCATGTTCGAGTTAGGCCATCCTTCGGGGATGGTTCGCGCTTCCCATTCGCAGTGGAATGCGTCGATCGCTACTTCCCAGTGCTGGCGGCTCTCTTCGCGTTCCTGTGCTACGAGCCGGATTGCGCGCGCCCATCGGATTGCGTCCTTGGCGACACCTTGAACAGTGGCGGCGTCGGGCGAGGTGGCGGACTTCCCGAGGTTGCAGTCCTTGCAGGCGGTGACGAGGTTTGTTGGTTCGTCGGAGCCACCCAGGGCTACGGGTGTGACGTGGTCTACGTGGAGCGCAACGTCTGGTGCGGATGCGCCGCAGTACCGGCATGTGTGTCGATCGCGCTTAAGGATCTCGAAGCGAAGCCGGCGGGAGACTGCCAACTCACTGCCCTCCTGGTTGCTGTTCGTGTGTGTGGTAATCGGTTAGCGGTAGCGTTCGGCGCGTGTTTCGTATCCGCGCACGATCGACTCCCCTTTGTGCCCGAGGTGGTACCACTGGCCGCACCGGTAGATCGCCAGTCGTGGGTCTGCGTGGTGTTTGCGGGAGCGTTTCGCATCCGCCTTGCTGTGGTAGGCGCGTTTGCCGCAGGTGGTGCAGGTGTGCCACGACACGAGCCCGTCGGGCTGATTACTGTTCTTGTTTCTGGTAGCCACTTCACACCTGCTTTCGGAGGAGCGCGTCGAGGATGTCGGTGCCGTAATAGTGTTCGAGGCGTTGTTGGAGGTATTGGGGTGCGGTGACGTAGAGGGCGATGAGGAGGTTTTCGTCGATGGGGATGGTCATGCGGTGGCCTTCCGGAGTCGGGCGTCGTTCGCGGCCTGGTTGGCGGCGCGTTGTTTGGCGCGGCGTGCCCGTACTTTGTTGCGTTTGCAGGTTTTGCAGGTTCCGACGCGGTGCCCGGATTTGACGGTGGACCAGTAGGTGTTGTCGTCGGTGAGTGCGTGGCCTTCGGGGCAGCGTCGCCCGTCCCATGCGGGCGCTACCGGGGTAGTCGCCTTGGGTGATGGCTGTGTGATGGCTTGGAGGGCTTGCCGGGCTTTGGTTTGCGGCTGGTCTGCTGGCGGAATGGCGATGCCGGCGTACACGTAGTCGGTGACTTGGTGTTGTAGGGCGTAGGTGGCGCATTCTTTGCGGACGGGGCATCCGTCGCATAAGGCGTGGGCTTGTTTGTGGGGGTTTAGTCCGAGGTGGTCCCATTGGTATGTGTCGGTGTCGGCGCCACTGCACTTCGCCGAATCCTGCCAGTCTTCCCGATCCAAGATGTTTCCTATCCGTGTATGCGGTAAACGGGTGGCGCACAAGCATTGCGCTCATGCGCCACCCGATGCGGGGGTTAGTCGAACAGTGACGGCTCCGACATTTCAGCCTCGAGCCGGGTCAAATTGTCGACCGCGGTCCGCCAATACGACGGCTTCAACTCGATACCGATCGCCCTGCGTCCCAACTTCACAGACTGGTACAGCTCCGAGCCGATCCCAGCGAACGGCGTGAACACCGTCTCCCCCGGATTCGACCACAAACGAACACACCGCTCGATGAACCCGAGCTGCAACGGGCAAATATGGCGCTCGTCGTCGTCCTCGCGGGCCACCCGAACGTTCAGCGTGTCCGTTTCCTTGATGCCGTACCACACCGGGCAAATGTTCCCATCCTCATCAAGCCACCCGCCGGCGTGCGCATCCGACCAGATCGGGGACGCCCACTCGATCCAATCATCATTCGTCACCTCGCCACGAGTCGCCTCGTGTGGAATCTTCACCGCATTGTCGCCGGGCTTCTTGAAGATCAGCAGATAGTCAGCCATGGCCGGGCGGATGCGAGCGGAGTCCCGGTTCTTCGACGTGAACGCCAACTGCTGCGACTTGGTGCGGATCGACTGCGCCTGCGGGTCCTTCCACACCGTCACCTCACCGAAAAAGATCCATCCGACCGACTGAAACAGTCTGATCACGTCACCACGGAAGTCGGTGAGTCCGATGTATCCGTCCACTGCCTTCTTGGTGGCGACCTGCTGGACGTGGATGCATGCGATACGACCCGGTTTGGTGATGCGGAGCTGCTGTTCCACGATGAATCGGTAGTGCTCGATGAACTCGACACGGCTGGCGCTGTTGCCGAGGTCCCGAACGGACGGCGAGTACGTGTAGAGGCTGTCGAACGGGGGTGATTGGACAGACATGTCGACGCTATCATCTGGGATTTCAGACATGCGCTCGCACGAGTCACCCAACATGAGCGTCCAGTTGTGGCCGTACGCTTCGTCAGTGATGTAGCCGGTTTCTGTCATTTCAATACCTCCGATGAGTGATGCTTCATGTGTTCGGATTGACTCGCGAACAGACCTAGGTTATCGATCCTATTGTCCGTCTTGTTGCGGTTGATGTGGTGCACGACTTCGCCGGGTTGAAGGTATCTACCTAGATGCTCTTCCATAACCAGTCGATGCTCGTAAACGTAGCCACGGGAGTCCGCGCCCGGGTGCGTAGGTCGCAGAATGCGAACGTACCCGTTATCACCAATGTGCGTCCCCCCAGTAAACGACGGATTTAGTGATCCACGTTGGTTCAACCCGGTGCACCGAACCGAGCACGTCACTGGATTCTGCGCAGAAGGGCTCCTATAGACACGGCAGTACTTCCCACATACTGCGCAGTTGAACTCGTGTGTCACTCGAGGCCCGGCACCTGCCCCCTTCTTGGATGCCCCATTGCATTGCTGCGAGCAGAATCTGCCGGAGTTACCCTTCATGTTCGCTGGACTACGCCGTTTCCGCACATGCTTCCCGCACCACTCGCAATCGAACTCAACAATCATGCTGCGGTCCTTTCGTTGCGTGCGCGCTTCATTTCGTTGATCAGGTCTGCGGTGATCGCTGACGCTTGACGTTCCTTGCGTTTCACGTTGTCCGCGATCTGCGATTCGAGTTCGGACAGGATCACGTGCGCATCCACCACGCGGGTCTGCCCATACCGGTAACAGCGGCGGATCGCCTGATAGTACTGCTCATAGCTGTCCCCGAGTCCGACGAATGCCATGCGGGCGCAATGCTGATAGTTCAATCCCTGCGATGCGATGGACGGTTTCGTGATCATCACACGGAAGTCTCCGTCAGCGAACCCGAGCAGTAATTCTGCCTTCTCATCCGGCGACAGTGAACCATGCACGTTTACAGCACCCGGAATGGCCTTTGCGAGAGCATCCGCCTCGGCGTTCATTCCGCACCACATGATCCACGGCTCGTCAGGTTCGGCAGCCGCCAGTTCGGCTGCCTTGGCGACACGTGCATCTAAGGTTTGCTTCCGCACTGCGCTACGTCCCGACACTCCGCCGATCTCGGTGGCGAACAGTTGGTCGGCAGCATCGATCTCCACCGGCAACAGGTGCGAGTGAATCTCGAGTCCCGGAAGATTGTATCCGGTGTCATCGCCACCCACGTCGGACGGCTTGGTGAGGGCGACAGCCCACGATGCCATCCACCTCATCATCGGTGCCCGCGCATGGCCCTTGAGTCGCCAGCCGTCCGCGTCATGGATGAAGTAGGCGGCGAGCATGTGCGTGCGGGACATGCGACCCAGGAACTCGGCTTGGTTGGTGAGTTCTTCCGGGTCGTTAGGTGCTGGTGTTGCGGAGCATGCGAGTCGGTGCGGAACGTCTCGGAAGTGCTCGATGAGCATGGTGCGGGTCTTGCCGTCCGACTGTTTCAGGATGGATGATTCGTCGAGCGCCACCGCGTCGATCATGCTGGCATCGAAGTGCGGAACCATTTCGTAGTTGGTGACCCACACGCCCGGACCTGTGATCTCGTCGCCGTTACGCACGTAGTGTGCAGTGACCCCGATCTTGGCGGCTTCACGCACGGTTTGCTGGCACACAGCGAGTGGAGCGACGATCAGTGAAGTGTTGCCGGACAGTCGTGCCCATTCGATCTGCATGCGCGTCTTGCCGGTGCCGGTGTCTGCCCATATCGCGGCACGCGAGGTGCGCACCGCCCACTGGACGAGTTCCTTCTGCCACGGGTGCAGCGATGCGTGCACATCGTCGGGCTCAATGGTGCGACCAACTTCAGTGGTCGTGGATGCTTTGCGGGCGAGGAACTGTGTGTAGTCCACGCGATCCCTTCCGTTTTGTGTCCGTGTGTGTTGAAGCCGGGTGGTGGACGGCTATGCGCCCACCACCCGGTGACATCAGGAGGCTTCGACGATCTCGGCTTCCACCGCGGCCTCGTGCGACGGCTCCACCTCAGCCTCCGCAATCGCGGCACGGTTCTTGATCTCCACCTGCTGCGCCATGATCTTGTCCCGCAACTCCCCCGCCACACTGTCATCCAGGTCGGCGACGATCTTCCAGATGTTGCGGAGTTCGTCCAGGCCTTCGGAGTTCTCCACCTGGGCGGTGAGGGCATCGATGTCGACGGGTTCCCGTTCGGGTGCCGGCGCAGCTTCGACCTGGCGTGCGCGGCTGCGCTGCGGCAGCGGCGTCACATTCGAAGCGTTGTTGTCGGCCTGCTGCATCTCGTCGACCGTGTACAGGCCCGAGAGGTCCTGCGGGAACGCCTTGCGCAGCGCCAGGGCCTCAGCGCAGTTGCCGCAGACCATCGAGAACCCGCCACGGCGAACGACGACCTTTCCGGAGGGCACGGTGACACACCAGACGCGCCCGGTGGCGTTCTCTGTGAGGGTCAGCGACGGGCGGCCGGTGGTGTTGTCCTTCACTACCCGGATCGGCTTCGGCTCGCTGATGGTGATCGAGTGGCCGACGTTGTCAGACAGGTCGCTCTCGCGCTCACGAGGGACGTTCACCGAGTACCCAGCCATGACCGCCAGGGTCTCGAACGCGGCGACGTGTCCCGGACGGGTCATGTAGACGCGACGGACGCCGGTCTTGCGGTTGGTGTGGCCGTCGAACTCCTGCCAGGCGTCAACGAAGATCCGCACCTGCCGCTGCGACAGACCATAGAACCCGGAGACGTCGATGGCCTTGTCTCGGTCGAGGAACCTGGCTACACGGGAGGCGTCAAAGGTGAACAGTTCCTTGTCGAAGTTGGACCGGACCGGGCGATCACCCTCTGCGACGGCACCCTTCGAGTGGACCGTGCGGACACCCTCCGGGGAGAGGGCACGCAGGGCGTCGCGCTTGTACTGGCGGGAGACCGAGACGTTGAATAGGCGATGCCCGTTGTGCCATCCGTCGGCGACGATGTACCCGGCGAGACGGAGATCCTCGTCGGCCACGGTCGGCTCGTCTACGTCGGACCCGGGGGCGACCATCGGGATTGACCAGAGGCCGCGGGTGGTCGTGGTGGCGTACATCGCACCGGCCTCAACCTTGCCGAAGGTGGTGACCATGTCGTGATTCGGTGTCACCGAGAAGTTGAGCATGTCACCATCGAGGGTGACCATCTCGCCGGCGTAGTCCTGGACGAACGGGACGGCGTCGACAGCTTCGAGACCGTGGTCGGTTACCTGCATGATCTTCTCTCCGGAGACCTTGGAGAAGTGCATGAATCCCTTGTCGGTGAGTATCTCGGTGTCCTCGTCGAAACACTTGGCGAGCATCAGGGCGGGCTTCGTCGCCCACATCTGCGTCGGGCTGCCGTCCCGCTTCAACCCCGCGTATTCGGAGTACAGGGCGATAGCCGGGTAACGCTCACCGTTGCGGATCACGGTGACCTTGGCGGCGGCGGGCGCATCGGTGGACAGCCACACATCCATCCACTTGCCGTCCTTCCCGCACCAGAGGGTGTCCTCGTATCCGAGGGTTTCGCGGGTGCGGTCGACTGCGCGGCGGGCGATGAGGCGGAAGCCGTCGATGCCGGTCTGGATGGTTTGCTTGCCCTGCCGTTCGATCATGTAGATCTGGCGTGCGAACGGGTCGAGTCCGGTGCGCTGGCACTGGTGGAAGAACACTGCGAGGTCGCCGTTGTTGGCGCTTCCGACTCCGAGCTGACGGAGGGCTGCGACCTGCTTGTCGTTCCAGAAGGTCTGGTCGGCGTCGATGGCGAGGTCGGAACCGTGGCGGGTAGCGATTTCCTGGCTGGTCATGGTGTTGCCTTTCTATGCGGTGGTTTTGAGTGCGATGCCCTTGGCGGCTCGCAGCATTGGTGGTGCGCCGGCGCGACCGTTCACGCGGTTCGCGATCGTCACACCCCGGTAGGTGGCTTTCTTCGCCGTGCCCATGTACTCCAGCAGGGTTGCGGCAGCATTCTTGGCTTCGGCGCATGTGGGGCAGTCGCCGCGGGTGGCGAGGTAGGGTTCGGCGATCTCGTCGGGGATCTCCAACCCCGGATCGTCGGTGATGGTGGTGTTCTTCCAGCGGACGGCGAGCATGGCTTTGTCGGTGGCATTACGACGCACCGGCTCCACGTCCAACTCTAGGGACTGCATGAACCGCAACCCCTTCTCCCGCAACACCCGCGCATACTCCGGGTCATAGTCCACGATGTAGTAGCGGGGTTTCCGGTCGAACAACTCGAACGGACCACACACGGCGACGTGGACGCGGCGGGCACCGATCGTGTCGAGCTGCCACTGGGTTTGCGCGTAGTAGTGGTCGGGGATTTCGTCGGTTCCGGGCTGCCCCCAGTCCCGCATATCGGAGGCGGTCTTGATCTCCAGGAGTTCGAGGGTGCCGTCCTGGTGCCACACTTCCCCGTCGGGGTCGGCGGTCTGCCACGGGCGTTCCAGATGCGCCCACGTGGACGAGGTTTCGACCCGCAGCGTGGGGTGGTCGCGTTGGAACCAGTCGCGGATCATGGGCTCGAACTCGTGTCCACGGGTCATGGCATCGGACGGTTTCGAGAGTTGCCGCTTGTGCCGCATTTCGTGCCACAGGGTGAATTCGTCGCCCCATTCGGGTGGGCAAAGGTTCATGAGCTGCGGCATTTTCGACGCGGAGAGTACCGACAGGTGTTCGATGCTGCCGGGGGTGATGGGGGTTTCGAGTTTGCGGCCGGTGAGCATCATGCGTACACCGCCACTACGGGGATGCACACGACGGCGAGGAGGCAGAGGATGGCGAAGATGTCGACGGCGCGTTGCGCCCTGGTGTGCTGTTTCATGGTGACCCCTACACGTGGTGTTGGTTGGATAAACCAAACCTACACGTGGATGTGGTCGTGGTCAACCGTCCGTGTGGGTACAGGCTACTTCGCTGGTGGATGCGCATGTTTGCACCCGTCAAGGTGTGGGTACAGATGGACAGTCCCGGGCACATGGACGGTAAACAGGGACTAAAGGCCCTAGCGGTTCCCGTCACTGTGTGTTGCATACAGACGGTATGACGTGCTTAGATAGCCCTAGACACCAACCGAGCAGCGCAAATGAGTACAACTACCTACCCTGAACTGTTGACTCAACAGCAGTAAGCCGCGAATACTTGGCAGTACAATCCACGGCATGACGACAACAACGACCGCCTGGTGGCAGTACATCGAGGAAGGACTCGAACGGAATGGTCTCAACCAGTCCCACCTCGCAGACACCATCGGACTCAACCGTGGAGGAATGTCGCAATGGCGGAACGGTGGAGTCGCACCCCGCGACAAACAAATCATTCGGGCCGTCGCGGAAGCCCTCGGCACCAGCGTCCTGGAAGCCCTGGTGGCCGCGGGGTATCTCACCCAAGACGAATGGGAGGCGGAACGTAACGCCACACCCATAGAAGAACGAACAGATGAAGAGCTACTGCAAGAGTTGTTACGCAGAGCCCAGAAACGCAAACCGACCCCGCAGCCGGAACCAGTGAAGAAGCCAGCTAGGTCAACGGTTGCGACCCGCAAGACAACAAAAACCACCCGTACACAGTCCAAGAGGAGCAAGTCATGATCGAGAAGATTGAGCGCAGCATCCCTGAGAAGTGGGCTGTGGCGATGAAGCAAACCGGCAACCGCGAGATGCTGGACAAGTTCGGTGAGCCGTCTATGAACGGGCTAGCGCGGGCGACGGGGTTGGCTCCGGTGACGGTGCGTCGGCTGATTCATGGTGAGTACACGAAGACGGGGCCGGAGCCGCATGTGATTCATAAGGTGGCGCAGGCGTTGGGGAAGAAGCCGTCGCTGATTGCGAAGTGGGCTGGGTTGAATGGGACGATCAGCGAGAAGCTGTATGAGCTTCCCCCGGAGGCCGCGTATTTGACGGCGCGTCAGCAGAAGATGGTGGATTCGTTCATTCGGGATCTGACTGAGCATGCTCGGTTGACGGCTGCTGCGACGGAGGAGGCGGCGGAATCCCTCGTGCTCCGCCGCCCTACTCGCGTCAGCTGACTACAGGGGTTCCATAGTTTCGTCGGTGGCGGTCGCCATCCGTGTCTTCTTGGTGAATGACTCGTGCACGGTGAGTTCTTTCGCCTGGTGGCTGCGGACAGCGACCGCCACTTCGTCGTTGCAGTCGAGCGGCACGGAGATCACGCACGTCCAGTAGACGCCGGTCTTGGACTTGTGCTTGGTCCAGGCGGTTGCTTTGGAGGGTTCGTTCTGGGCGGCTTCCATGCCGGCGCCGCGGAGCACGTTGAGGTCGTCGGTGGTAGCGGGCGCGAAGGGGTGGAGGTCGATGCTGCGATCTTCGTTGACGCGGATCAAACCGATGTCTTTCATGAGGGTCTGGCAGTCGTCGTTGTGCCAGTAGACGGCGGTTCCGGTGGGGTGGTGCATGGTGATGCCCAAGACGGACCAGTTGGCGAGGGTGTGCTGGTCGATGTGCTTGGCGCGGAATCGCTGGGTCTTGCTCATGATGTCTGTGGCCCCCGTAGGCTCGTAGTGTTCGAACAGGTGTTCGAGTTGACTCGTTGATCATAGCGTGTATCCCCGACAGAAACGGGACGTTACGTAGGTTTCACCAGTTCAAACATCTTACCGACGGGTAGTGGACTTTAGTCCTTGCTGGGATCGGTCAAACCGGACAAAACTATCTGTTTCCAACGTGTTACATGCAAGTTGGCTTTCATGAACCAAACACCACAACAAAGCCAACCCTAACCCCCAAATCCCGTGGTAAACGAGCATCATTCATATTCGGTAGCGCACAACCACACACCCCCGAACCGCACCCCAGGGAAGCTGGAATTGCCTACACCTGACACAACCCGGCGAGCAACCACAAGAGCCAGCAGCCGCCGCACAACGAACAAAACCGGGGCAGCACGCCACCCTGGCGCACCACCCCGGCACTCGAACACCCAAGCGAACCGTTACCACTCAGGCACATCCTCCAACAACACATCCAGATTGCTCAACGCAGCCCGCGCCAACTTGTCGCTGGCATGTGTGTACCCCCGCGTCGTGATGATGGACGAATGCCCCAACACAGCCATGATAACGCCCTGATCCACGCCCGACTCCAATAGAATGCTCGCCGTGGAATGCCGCGCCTCATGCAACACCACCGGAGGCAACCCGGCCCGCTGCACCGCAGACTTCCACGCCCGCAAATCCGCGCCCGGGTCGATCGGCTCACCCCCATCGGTTGCCCACACCAAACCGTGACGATTCTCGGGTGAGTGTTCCCGATGCTCCTCCAGCAGCACCGCCAACGGGGCCGGGATCGGCACCACCCTGCGGGACCGATCCGACTTCGGATCAACCAACGCCAAATTCTTGTACAACGGGATGTACTCGAACCACTCCTCAACATCGAACACAGCCCGAGGGCACCTGGACGCCCACTTCGCGCCACACGAACCGGCACACCCGTGGACCATCGGCAACCGATCCAACGCCCACTCCAGATTCGCCGTGCGCTTGTCGAGATCCACCCGATCCCACGTCAACCCCAACAGCTCACCCTGCCGAGCCCCCAACATCAACGCCGCTGCCCACCGCGACACCATCGGATCATCGTGTTCCATGCACGTGGACAACAAACGTTGAGCCTGCTCGACAGTGAGCGCGCCCCGCCTCTCCCGCGTCACCTTCGGCGCCTTCACCCGATCGCACGGATTGCGGACCATCATCTCCTCCGCCACCGCAGCACCCAACGCCGCCGACAACGCCCAATGCGTATTCAACGCAGTCCCCGACGAGCGGCCCGCAGCCGTGACTGCGTCGTGCACCTCCCGCACATGATGCGGCTTGAGGTCGTGGAGTTTCACCCTGCCGATCGACGGAACGATGTAGGTGTTGACTGCGGCCCGATAGTTGGCGAGCGTGTTCGGGCGCACCGTTTTCGGCGCCAACGATTCCAGCCAGTGCTTGCACCACGTGGCGACGGTGACCTGATCGGAGTGCGGGTCGAGCCCGTCCGCGATGTTCGCTTTGAGGGCGTCCAGCTTCGCCTTGCAGGCAGCCTTGTCTTTGGATGTGACCTGTTTGCGTTTGCCGTTGGGAAGGTAGATCGCCCCGATGAATAACTTACGGCTCTCGCTCCAGAACAGTGAGCCGTCTCCGTTGTCTCGCCGTGCAGCCATGTCGTCTCCGCTGTGTAGTTGTCGAGGAACGCAGGAATGTATCAGTTTGCGGGCAGGCGTCCACCACCCACGTTTCCGGCATGCAGGAACAGGTGCATCCGGTGAATCTTTCACTCAACCCACAGAGGCCAGATCCGGCCAGATTTGGGGGTGTTTGTGGAGTCGTTTCCGCACGTCACCGGATTGCTTCCAGTCATCGAAACTGTAAGCATTACATGCCACCTACGGGCGCAAAACACTCCCACCAGCAATAATACCAGTACGAACCAAACCGGGAACACGCTAGTTAATCCGCTAGTGCATCTAAATGCGGTTTTAGTCAACCTACACGGAAGCCGCCGCCATGCACGATCAGCGTGCACAGCGGCGGCTACATGGTGATGCCGAATAGATTAACTAGGCGGCATTGCTCCACTCGGAGCGTGAAGTCAGATGCCACATTTTGCATCGACAATCCGAGTACACGCGCACCGGCACATACCCGCCCCGCTCACGATGCGCCCACGCATGCACCAACGCCCGCTCCGCATCCACCCGACACCGAAACGCCGCCTTTTCCGGAGTCGGACACCCACGCCTGCGGTTCGCCTCCACCCGCGGATCAACCACCCGCGCCGGCACCTTCGGCGTCTTCCGCTTCGGTGCGGTGATGCGAGACCCGAACACCGTCACCGCACGCTCATGCGTGTCGTTGAAGTAGAAGTTGAGGTAGGACTCAGCCAACCCACGCACCAACGAAACATCACGATGCTTGGTGTGGGTTTCCCCCAGATAAGTGCCGTCGTTGTGGTGAATCCGCACCCGCAGACGCCAATCCTCCAGACGGTACGTCACCAGAAACCGCTTCGGGGCGCTCACGACGCAACCTCCTTCGAACGGAGGACTACGCGGATTGCATCCCGATCCTTGCACTGGATACGCCCACGCCCAACCGGCATGATCGTGATTGACTCAACTAAGTCCCTCACAATGGCGCGCCTATCCAGCAAAGACGCGGACCCGGACTCCCATGCCGCCCGAGTTGAAAGACCGCCAAGATACGACTTTGGCGCATCGTCAAGCCGATGCACTATAGCGCCCTCTACGACAGAGTTGGCGAAATCTTCGCTGCGCTTCACACAACGACTCCCGCTTGAGCAGGCGTACGATGTGTACTTCGATTTCACGCCGACAACAGTCGACCCACATACGCTGCATACAGCAATCCCAGACAGTAGGTACTTCTCGGCACCACTTCGAGTCAGCGAGTCGAGAATGGAAATCAGTCGATCCCGATCCTCCGGCGTAAAGATTGGCTGCCACGACCCAACACCGACAACCTCGCCGCGATGCACACGCAATCCTGCATAGTGCGGAACGCGAAGCAGCCTGTCCGCAATCATCCTCGTCCAAGCCTTCGACGTACCTGGCGCAGCAATCTTGCGCCTATTGAAGTCGTCAACGACTCTAGGCAGGGGCTCACCACTTAGGAGGCGCTGCGCAATCTCTTCAATGTTCCTAGAGGATGCCTGATCCTTGACCCTCTCTGTGATCTTTCCCGTTCGATCCCTTATGTCCCTGTAGCCGTACGGCGGACGACCACGGATCGCGCCGACCTCTGCACTTCTGCGATGCGACTTGATAGCGGCAGCGGTAATACGCTCCGCATCTCTCTCTGCCAGTACAACGTCGAGCGCAGCTTTGAACTGCCGATCTAGCTCACCTACTTCAACGAGGCGATGGACGGTAGCAGCATCCACAGAGGACGCCTTGCGTAGACCAACTATCGCAGACGCTGCGTATGTTCCAGGCGAAATGGCTCCACTGTGCGATACAGAACTCGACAGAACATACGATCCTGCGTAGTCGACGGCCAAGTTGATGTCGCCTTCATGAACGCCAGCCAGAAGGTTTAGATACTCGGGGTGCCTGTCAAGCTCGCGATGACAGCGCGTGAAGTAGGTTCCATCTTCTCGCCTGGCTATCCATTCGAGCATGAACTCGCGGTCAGCTACATCCGGTGAGTCGACATGGCACTCCCTGCACATCAAGACAAGGTTGGCCGGGTCAGCGCTCCCCCCAAGCGCATGGGGAATGATATGGCACCGCTCTAGCCCGGCCTGACTCCAAGCCTTGTGGATCGACCTTGAGACATTCTTACGTGGGAACCATCCGCACGCCATGCAAGCGGGTCGGTTGATGTCGGGGACCATCCCAGAATTGGGAGCTTGATGCTCCAGCCAATGCTCAGCAATGGCGACGTGCGACGGAAGTGCTTCTCGCGCGCTCATGCCGCAGCCTCATCGCTGTCCACAACCCGGCTCGACCGATCCGCAGCGAACAACGCCAAAATCCGCTCACGCTTCACATCAGTCCACGCCGGCGCAGCCTCCACCATCCGACGCACCCGCTCATCCAACTCCGCCACCGCAACCGCAGCCCGCTCATCACCACTAGTCATGCACCCATACTAAAACATCAGTACCGGTTTAAACAACACGTCGCGCAGGTGCGGCCACACCCCGCTACAGCAGCCAGCGAACCTCCACATCATCCGGATTGAACCGAGGCGACTTCCGGGCCATCCGCAACACCCGAACCGTCATCAACGCCTGAATCGCCTTCCCGCGAATATCCGGCGACAACTCCTCCCACGCCTCCCCGACCCGATCCCGCTGCGACAACAAATACGTCACCGGAGACGCCTTATTGATCACCACCATCTGCGCATCCAACGCCGCAATTTTTTCACGCACATCCGCAGTCCCCGACAAAAACTGATCCTTGTCGATATGGTCATCCGTGAACATCTCAGTCAAAGACTTCAACTTAGCCTGCAACGCATCACGCTTAATCCTCAAAGCCGCCAAATCAACCGTCGGCTCCTCAACATCCACCACATTCGGAGCATCCGGACGCGACAAATACCCAACCACCAGCCGCGAAACATAATCATCCAACTTTTCAACACTACGACCCACATGATACTTAGGGCACTTATAAGACCGGGCCTCACGCTTCCCGCCGGAAAACTGGTAAAGCGGCGTGCCACACACCCCACACAAATACACACCAGAACCCTGAAACTGACGTTCAAACGAACGATCAGACGACGGCTTATTATCCTCCATCAAAGCCACCAAACTATAGTGAGTGTCCTCACTGATCAACGGCACCCAATCGCCACGCCCGATCACCTTGCCGCGATGCACATGAATACCCGCATAACGTGGATTCACAATCGTTCCACGCACCGCAGTGCCCGTCCACGCCCTCTGTTTACGTGTCGTCCGGAAACCCTGCTCATTCCATTCCCGCGCCACCGCACGAATCGACTTACCGAACAAGATGTCCTCTGCCGCCTTCGCTACAGCTTCCGCCTCGCCTGGCATCGGCTCACCCTTCTGGGTGTACCCGAACGTGCGTGGACCACTCGTGTAGAACACCCCTTGCGCGGCCCGCTGGTCGTTCGCGAACCTTCGGCGCTCCCCCGCATGCTCCGACTCCTGCCGCGCCACCGAGCCGAGGATGCGGGCCACCATGCGGCCCGATGCCGTGGATAGGTCGATGGTGCCGCCTTGGACGGATCGGATCTCTACGTGTTGGGAGTCGGCGATGTCGATGATGCGTTCGAGGTCTTTCATGTGCCGGTAGAGCCTGTCGGGGTGCCAGCAGATGAGTGCTTCGATCTGCCCGGTTTTCATGGCGTGGATGAGCGCTTCGAAGCCGGGGCGAACCTTGCCTGAGTAGGCGGAGATGTCGTTGTCGGAGAAGGTGTGGAGGATGGTCCAGCCGAGTTCTTTGGCGAGGTTTTCGCATCCTTCGAGTTGCCGGTCGACTCCTGCGCCGGTGTTCTTTCGGTCGAAGCTGATGCGGGTGTAGACGGCTGTTTTCAC